CTAGGCCACTTCGCCGTACCCCTCCGGGGTTCGCGGAGCCTCGCTCGGGACCTCCACCGGCACGGGCCGCATGGCATTCTGCATCACCTCGCGGCAGCGGTGCCAGGCACCCGGCACGAGGTGCCCGTAGATGTCCACGGTGGTCTTGATCGACTTGTGGCCAAGCCAGCGAGAGACCTCGTGGATCGGGATGCCGTTTGCAAGAGCAGTCGAGGCGAAGAAGTGCCTCAGCGAGTGCGGGGTGTACTTCGGCTTGCCGTTCACGTCCACCAGACCGGCGGCCCGACATGCCTTCTTGAAGTGGTAGCCGTACGTCGTCGCCGTGGGCATGGTGCCCTTGCCTCGCTCACGCGGGGCGAAGAAGACTTCGAGCTGTCGATCCTTGCCCGCCTTGTCCTTGAAGGCAACCGGGATCGCATCCCACTGCTCCAAGTGGGCGTCGATCTCCTCGTCGATGAACGGAGCGATCGGGATGTCTCGGTACTCCCCCTCGGCCCGATGCTTCAGCGGGACGAAGGTCGTACGGCGGTCCCCGCGGTTGGCCTGCGAGCTGACCTGCCAGCGGACGCGGATGAAGTCGGTCCGCCGGCACTCGCTCGCGAAGGCCAGGGTCTCGCTGATCCGGAGGCCAGCCCCCGACTGCAAGTAGATCGACAGCCGGTACTGAGGCGAGATGTGCTTCGCCAATAGCTCGACCTCTTCGAGGCTGGGAATCTCGTCCTCGTCCACGGCGAGTGAACTCGTCCGAGGGATCTTGACGCCCTTCGCCGGGTTCTCGGATATGCGCTTCTCGACGACGGCGGCCTCAAGCATCGCGGCCACGAACTTCATGCGGTCGTTGATCGTCGAAGCGGCCATGCCCTCGCCCTTGCGGTGCAGCGCCGCTACGAAGCGCTCGAAGTCGGCCTTCGCGAGCCCGGCGAGAGTCTTGCGGCCGAGGTGTGGGACGAGGTGGTTCTTAGTGAACCCCTCGTAGTTGCGCATGGTGCCCTCGGCGATGATCTGCCGGTCGAGCCACTCTCGCGACCAGGCCCGAAGGGTGATCGCGCCGCGCTGAGGGTCGAGGTAGATCCCCATCCCCTTGTCGTGCTCGACCTTGGAGGCGAAGGCGTCAGCGCCGTCCGGACCGGTCTTCTTGTCGAAGGTCTTCTCTCGCTGGCGCGCGGTCCGGCCGCCCGGCTCTCTGTAGCGGACCGTCCACTTGTGTCCACACCGCGCCTTGTCGCAGGGGTACTCCTTACTCTGCGGGTCGGTCTTGCACTTTTGGAACACCGTGGCCATGCGGCCTCCTATCTCTTGTCTCTGCTTCAGGCACAGGGGTGCCGCTATCCGTAGTGGTCTTCGAGGTACGCGACGATGTCGCGCTCGCGGAATCTCAGGAGCCGCCCCACCTTTTGGGCCTTCAGCCCCCAGTGGCGGTACTTGTTCCGCACGGTGATGTCGCTGACCTTCAGCCATTCGGCCACTTCTTCCGGGGTCAGCAGCCGGTTGCTCCCCCCTGCCGTCAAGGCGCCACCCGCCCGTTCGCCTCGAAGGCGGCGTGGGTTACCGGCATCAGCTCGGCGAAGATCGCCTCGGCCTTCTCGGCGCACATCTCGATCTCGCGCTGAGGGTTGGAGACGAAGGCGGCGTCCTCGCGGTGGATGCGAAGGCTCAGGAAGTTCATCAAGCCGCGGGGGTTCAGGGTGACGTACATCGAGCTGTAGATGCCGACCGGGAGGGCTGCGCGGGCGACCTCGCGGGCGATGCCGGCGGAGAGCATCCGCTCGTAGGACTGGTAGGCGGTCTCGTAGGCGCGGAGAAGTTCAGCGTCCACGGTGGCGAACTGCTCGGGGGTGCCGGGCTCGAAGCGGTAGTGGCCGGGCTTGCCGGTCTGGACGAGGTTGCGGCCTACGGCGGGGAGGTAGAAGTCGGGCTTCAACTCGCGGTAGCGGCCGGATTCTTCGTTGTACGAGGCGATGCGGTGGCGCTGCCATTCGCGGAAGACGAAGATCGGGGCCTCGATGTACAGGGTGATGCTGCCGTGCTCGAACGGGCTGCCGTGACGCTCGCGCATGAGGTACTTGATCAGGCCCTCGTCGCTGGTGGCCAAGGTTCGGCCGGTCTCGTCCTGGCGGGTCTGGGCGCCGAGGGTGGAGACGCGGGCGGCCCGTACGACGGCGAGGTCCGAGAGGTTGTGGTCGACGAGTTCGACGCGCATGTCGGAGCGGAGGTTGAGGGGGGTGGTCACGGCTGACCCTTTCTGGTCTCAGGTTTACACTCAGGCCGCGTTGCGCGCGGCGTGCTCCTCGTAGGAGCGGCGGGACTGCTTCGTGAGGTGCCACATGCCGAACTCACACTGGTAGACACGGTTTTCGCGGCTCTGCGGGTGACGGCCATCCCAGCGCTGGGCTTGGCGGTCGCGCTTGGCCTGGGCCCGGCCGAGGGCCTTCTCGGCGGCGCGGCGGTCGCCGAAGGCTCGCTTGTCGGAGCAGTCGCAGGTGTGGAACTCGACGGTCTTCATCAGGTGTCCTTCCGGGTCAGGCCATTGCGCTGGGCCATCCGCATGTAGGTGAGGACGGTCTGTCGCTGGACGCCGAGGATCTCGGCGAAGTGGCGGGCGGGGTTGAGGACTCCCTCGCTCTCCGCCTTCTGAAAGTGGGCGGCGAGGCGGGCGAGGAAGGGCTGGGTGACGCGTCCCTCGCCGCGCAGGCGCAGAAGCTCGGCGATCTCGGCGTCGGTCAGGCGCAGGCTGCGGAGGAACTCGTTCATCTCTCGGTCCGTTCTGGCTATTTCGCCCGGAACTTGTCGCACGGGCAGGTGGGTATCTGACAGGCGCCTCGGGCGGCGCCGGCAATCGAGTGAGTGAAGGGGGCGTGGCCGCAATCGGGGTGGAAGCACCAGCCCTTCCAGCCCTTCTTGCCGTCGATGTTGGCGAGCGTGACGCCGGGGGCGTACAGCTTGACCAGGCGGCCGGTGCCCCCGATCGCGAGCTTGTTGGCGAAGGCTTTCGCCTCGGCCTCGCTGCCGAATGGGGCCCAGTTGAGCCCGCGGCTTCCGTCCTTCCAGGTGTGGACCAGGGCCACCCAGTCGCGCATCTGGAGGATCTCGCCCATCTCCTTGATCAGGGCTTTGGCCATCTGGTCGGCGCTCTCGAAGGTGGGGTCCTCCAAGAGCGCCTTGACGGCCTCGATCTCTTCCTTGCGGGGGGTGATTCGCATGGTCCCACCTTAACACGGCGGTTCCATGTTTACATGGTGAGCGGAATGAGCTGCATCACGCGGTCGTGGAGCTGGGCCAAGGTGCCGTCGTTGCGGATCACGTCGTCGAAGAGGTATCCGGCGAGGGCGTTCTCGCTGACGTGGCCTGCCTCGCGGATGCGCTCCTGGCCGGGCCGCTCGATCGCGACGACCAGACCGCCATGGGCGCGGATGGCGTCGGCCTCGTTGGGGAAACGCACGTCGGTGATGACGGTCGCGCCCCACGTCGGGAAGTCGCGGAACAGGGCGTCGACCCAGACGTTCTCGCCGAGGACTCCTCGGCCGCCCTCAGTCCCGAGGCGCTGGAGGTAGCGGCGTACCTCCGGGTACATCTCCTTCACGGCGTCCCAGCCGTAGTGGTCGACCTCGTACCGCAGGGAGGTGAACCCGTCGGAGTAGGACGGCTCGTCGAGGACGGGGTTCATCGCGTACAGGATGTCGCGCACCTTGTCGGCGAAGGCCCGGCGGGTCCAGCCTGCGTCGAGAAGGGCCTGAGCCGCGCTGTCCTTGCCCGAGCGGGCGGCGCCGGCAAGTCCAATCAGGGGGATGGTCACGGGAGTTGTCCTTTCCAGTCAGGCGGAGGTGGTGTCGGCGGCGGCCGGGGCTGCCTCGTCGATGGCGGTCTCGAAGGACCAGGCGCCTTCCATGAGGGACTTGCGCATTTGCAGCTCGGCGTGGCGCCCCTGAAGCTCGCGGAGCATCCGGTCGACCTCGCGGTACTCCTCGCGCAGCGCGGCCGTGCGCTTGGCGCGCTTCTCGCGGGCGAGTGCGGCGGCCGTGGCGTGGACGAGCGCGGCGTCTTCCTGGTGCAGCTCGACTAGGGCCCGGATCAGCTCGCGCGTCTTGTCGCGCGTTCCCCTCGGGGCCGGGTAGTCGTCGATGCCGCCTTCCCTACGGCGCACCGAGAAGTTCCAGTCCATCTCGCGCTTGGTGTAGACGTGCACCCCTTCGGCCAGGGTCGACCCCCACACTTCGAGGTCGCCCTCGCAGTCCGCGTAGTGGGTCCGGCCGTACCCGACATAGAAGCCGGACGGGAGGAACTCCCAGGCGTTCTCGTTCGGGCCGTTGGTGTGCCAGGTGACGAGCGGCTCGTCGTACTTCGGTGTGATCCGGACCGTCCCGCGGATTCGGGGGCCGGTCACGCGATAGGTGGTCACCCAGGGCCGGTCGGTGGTGGCCCACGGCTTGTCGTTGGGCTCGGTCGTCGACCGCTCGAAGGTGACGATGCCGAAGGACAGACCGACGTGCCCGGCGTACTCGAAGGTGTCGCTCATGGTGGTCTCTGCTTTCCGTGATGGGTCAGACGGTGGTGCCGGCGGGACGCGCGGCGTAGAAGCGGAGGGCCTCGCGGGCCTGAGATCGGGCGTACGGCTTGCCGTAGAAGCCGAAGCAGGAGTCGACGTGCCCCCAGGTCTCCATGGACTCGTCGGGGTCGTCGTCACGGGTCCAGCCGACGCGCTCCTCAACCACGAAGCCCCACACGTCACCCTCGGCCCATGCCTCGTACTCCTGCATCTCGGCCTCGACGTATCCCTCGGTGAGGAGGCCGCCGTCGATGGCGCGGGCCTCTTCACCGGTCACGTACCAGAGGGAGCGCGGGCCCCGTTCCGGGCTGGACTCCAGCACGATCCCGCCGTGGTAGATCGAGACGTAGCGGGTGAAGATGTCCACGCCGGTCCAGCGGTTCCACTTCAGGCGCTCCCACGCCCAGGCGAGCGGGCCGCCGTCCTTGTCAACGGGGTGGTACTGGCCGAGGTGGGTGTCGATCGTGATGACGTGGACGAGCGTCTCGGCGTCGTTGCGGGGGTTCTCGGGGTGCTCGTCGAGCACCAGGCGCACGCGGAAGCGGCCGTCTTCGGTGGTGGCGAGTACGTCGGTCATGTTCGGTTCCTTCGTGGAGTGGGGGCCGCCCCGGCTCTCCCTGTGTGCGAGGGCGGCCCGTGATGATGCGAGAGGTGGTCAGTCGGTCGAGGCGGCGGCGAGGGCCTCGGAGTCCCATGCGGGTATCGGACGGCCGATCTCGGCGTACCGGGCGGCGCGCTTCACGGCGTTCGCCGAGCCCGAGTACGGGCAGCCCTTGTGACGGCGGGGCGGCGCAGGGTTGGCGCCCTTCCGGTCCCGCATGTGCGAGTAGTAGACCTCGATCTCGGCGTCGCACAGCTCGTCGACCAGGGCCCAGCGGTGTTCGCTTCCGGGGTAGCCGTGGTGGGCGCCCGCGCATCGGGTGCGGGTGCAGCCTTCCGGCTCGGGGACCGGGGTGGTGCGCGGGGAGTAGCCGAGTTCGGTCATCCGGGCCCAGGCGGCTTGGAGGCTCTCCAGGTTGCGCGGGGTGGCGCGCAGGAAGGAAGCGAGGAACGGAGCGGTCATGTGTCCTGCCTTTCAGGCGAGTTGGGAGGTCAGGCGTTGTTGAGGCGGTCGAGGGTCTCGTCGGCGTGACGTTCGAGGATTCGGTGTGCGATCTCGTGCTGTCGGTAGGCCCCAGCGAGGGTGCGGATCTTCTGGCCGTAGTGGGCGAGGTAGCCGAGGTACGGGCCGAACTCCAAGGTCACGGCGTACTTCATGTCGGCTTCGATCTGGGCCTTCTCCTCGGTCAGGTCGATGTGGTCGCGGAGGTTCTTCAGGCCGTCCGGCTGGGTGGTCATGTCGGGTCCGTTCGGGGTCAGGAGTGGTCGGGGGCGGGGAGGTAGCCGAGGGTGCCGGCGGAGTCGATGACCCAGACCTCGCCCTCGTCGAAGACCAGATCGCGGGGGAGGATCTCGGAGCCGCAGTTGTCGCAGCGGAAGCGGCCGGAGGGCTGGACGCCGAAGGGGGCCTTGTTGCACTCGGCGCAGATGATCGTGATCACGGGTAGCCTTTCTGGGTGGCCCCCTCCCTCTCCCTGTGGGAGGGGGCCGCTTGCGTCAGGAAGTGGTCTTGTAGCCGTCGCGGCAGGTGACGTACGAGGTGTCACCGATCAGGGCCCAGCAGTCGGCGTGTCCGTCGATCTCGCCCCAGAGCACGCGTCCCTGCTTCTGCATGCGCTCGTCGAAGGTCTGGATGTGCCTGGGAGGCTTGGGCTCGTGGTGGACGCCTACGGCGTCGGCGAGGATCAGGAAAACGGCGGCGCTGAATCCGGCGACGATGGCGCGGAGGAGCTTCTTCACTTGCCCTCGGTCCCTTCGAGCAGGGTGAGCAGCTCGTCGACTGCCGCGTACTCGGCGGGGCTGACCCAGCGCCACTCCTCGTCGGGGAGCATCTCGACCGGCAGGGACAGGGCCAGGCTCTCGGCGGTCTCGGCGAGGTTGCAGAGCGTGTACCACTCCTGCGTGCCGGGGTCGTAGTCGTTGCGCCAGGCGGTGACTTCCCGTGTGGTCCTGAGCACGTCGGCAACGAGGTTCTTGATCCTGTCGAACGCGATCGACTCGGCGTTCCGGATGGACGGCATCATGTGCGTCTCTTCCTGGGTTCGAGGGGGCCGCCCCCCGCTCTCCCTGTGTGCAGGGGGCGGCCGGTGAAGGGTTGGGGGGTCAGACGGTGAGGGCTCGTCGTCCGCCGACTCGGGTCTGTCCGAGGTCGGCTCGGCGGGCCGCTTCCTGCCCGGCGGCGTAGCCGGTCCCGCGGCGGCGGGTCTGGCGGCCGTTCGACCGGGCGGAGGGATAGGCGGCGTTGAAGCGCGCCATCACGACGGCCTTGCGGTCGGCGACGACCAGCTCGGCGGAGCGGCCCGAGGCGGCTGCCGGGGCTTCCTGCCGGGCGCGGGCCTCGATCTCCTGAAGCCGCTTGTAGACGGTCAGGATGAATCCGGCGATCCACGACTTGCGGTAGGTGATCAGCTTCTCGCCGTAGGCCGGGCGTCCCTGGCGCATGCCGTTGAACATCTGGAGGAGAAGCGAGGTGAACAGCATCTCCACGCGGTCGAGGTCGGACTCGTAGCCGAAGAGGTGGATCTCGGTCCTCCCCCGGCTCCTGTCCTTCGTGATGCCGTGGCAGTTCAGGGCGTCGGCGATGTAGCCGAGGAGGTATATCCGGTCGTTGGCGTAGGTGCCCTCGACGACGATCACGCGGTCGCCGGGACGGTCGGAGTTCGGGTCGGAGTCGGCGAGCATCGCTCGCTCGATCCCGTACTTCGCCATGAGTTCGGCGGCCTTCGCGAAGAACGCTTCTGCCTCTGCCGGTGTCGCGGCAGGGTCCTCGGCCTTCGCCAGGAGTGCGCGGATCTTGTCGAGCTGGGGGTTACTCTGCGGTCTCATGTTTACACTCCGTGCTGTGAAAGGGGCTGACGCGCTGGCTGGCATCGTCAGGGGGTAGGGACCGCCTACCGCCGACCTCCTTTCGGAGGTTTCGCCTTTGCGCTTGGGGAAGGTCAGACGGAGATCAGGTCCCAGCCGTCGAGGATGTGAGCGATGGCGGCCTCGTCGATGCGGGCCTTCGCTGCGGCCTCGCGCTCCTCGTACGTCGGGAGGTCGAAGGACATGACCGTCTGGGCGAGCGGGTCGGCTTCGAGCGGCTCGAAGAACCCTGCGACCACCACGTCACCGATCCGGAGGAGGAGGGACAGTGCGCCGCACTCGGGGGCGATGAAGGCGATCTGGTCGTCGGGCTTGATCATGATGGGGCTCGCTTTCGTGAGGGGTGGGCCTCCCCGCTCTCCCTGTGTGCAGGGAGGCCCGAAGGGGAGAGGGTCAGGCGGCAGCGGTGCGGGAGGCGTCGCGCACTGCGGTAAGCGCGGCCTTGACCTGGGCGAGCGCTTCGGCTCGCTGACCCGCCGACTTGTACTGCCAGGACTGGACCTTGAAGACCGGCGCATCGGTCGGGCCCTCGTACCCGCCCAGCCACTTCAAGATCGAGCGACGGTGGGCGAGGTCGGCTGCCTCACGGCGGACCACGGCGGCCAAGATCGTCTGCCAGTGGTGCTCGACCCAGAAGGCCGGGGTGTTCACGCGGTTGGTCAGCGCGGTACCGACGTGACCCGCGAGGCCGGACTCGTCGTCGCGCTCGTTGGCGAGGTTGTGAATCGCCTTGCTGCGGAACCGCTGGGCGGCGAGCCGCAGTTCCTCGCGGTCGGTCGCCAGGGCAAGGCAGACCACTCCGCGGTGCTGGTCCACCATGCCGGCGGCAGCCTTGATCGCGTCGGGCAGGGACGTGCTCATGTGGTCCTCACGTTCAGGGATGGTTCGATGCGGGCTGGCATCGTCAGAGGGGAGGAACCGCCTCCCGCTGACACCCCATGCGGGGTGTTTCGCCTTTGCATCCGGGGGAGTTGGGCCGCCCCTCCCCGAGAGGGGGAGGTCAGGGAGGGACGGCAGTTCAGGGGAGGGTCAGGCCCGTGCGAGATCGCTGTTCGAGGTGACCTCCTGCACGGAGATCCCGTGCTCGTGCATCACGCCGCAGTCGTCGCCCTCGCAGTAGCCGGACTCGGCGCACTCGCGGCGGAGTTCGGCCGCGTGCATCTCGGCGCAGCCCTGGGCGTACTGCCAGGCCGACCACAGCGAGGTGAAGGGGGCCTCGGCGTCGCGCTCGTATCCCTCGCGCTGCGTCACCAGGACTCGGCCGTTCGCCTGCGCCTCGACCTCCCACAGGCCCACCAGGTCGCCGTTCTCACGCCAGACCCGGACCTCGTGGTTCGGCTCGCACTCGCCCTCGAAGGTGCAGCCGGACCCGTCGCAGTAGCTCGTGAAGCAGTGCCAGGTTTCGGTGGGGTCGCACTCGGAGTCACGGCAGGACTGGCATTCGCGGGCGTTCATGATGTGCATCCCGCAGCACTCGCAGTCGTACGCGCCTCGGATGATCTCTTCGGACTCGTCGTCGAGCAGATCCCAGCCCTCGGGAATGAACGCCCACACGTCGTCGGGCTCGTCGTCGAGGTAGTGGTCGATGTACGTCGTCTCGCCCTTGTCGTCCTCGACGATCAGCATCAGGTACCAGCGGGCATCGGAGGGGGCAACGATGGTCGACATGTGTCCTCGCATTCAGGAGAGGGGGCCGCCCCTGCCCTCTCCCTGTGTGGGAAGGGGCGGCCTGGTTACATGTTTACATTCGGGGCTAGGCGTCGACGGTCTCGACGAACCCGGCGTCCTCCCGCTCGGCGAGCCGGGCCTCCAGCTCCGCGATCCGCTGACGCGCCTTGTCGTAGGCGAAGGACACCTCGTCGAGGCGGGTGCGCAGGTGGTAGGCGATGGACAGCAGGTCGAACCGCTGAACGTCGCGCTTCTGGAGGTTGACCGGCCGGACCTGCTTCGGGGCCTCAAGCTGGGCGATCACCTCGGGGGCGATGAAGACGAACCCCCCGCAGTAGGAGCACCGCTCCTCGGCGTCCTGCTCGGAGACGTTCCGCTCGTAGAAGCTGAAGTCGACGCACTGGTAGCACCGGAAGTCGCCATCCGACTTCTTGACCCCCACCGCCTTGCCGTACTGGCGGTCGGTGTCGGAGAACACGTACTCGGCCATGTGACCTTACCCTTCGGACTTGGCTGGTCTCAAGTTTACACCAGCCGGTTTGTTTCGCCGAACCGGGCTGGTTCGGCGTGGTTCCAACTTTACCACGTTCGCCGCTTTGGAGTTTCGCGTTTGGCCTGGTCAGCGGTAGGCACTCCCATTGTCCTACCGCCCGGACCCTTGGCCGGTCGCTTCCCTCCCGGACCTTGCGGCCCGTTCGGCTTGCGGTGGTCACACCTTAACACGCCTCCCGGTCCGATCCGCAACCCCCTTGCGTGAGCTGCGGTTTCCCGGTCCTGCCTGCCGTTCCCGTCCGGCCCGTTGCCGTGCCGTTCGGTGCGGTGTGGTCACACCTTAACACGTTGTCCGGGGTGCGTGTCCATTCGGCCGCGCCTGCCCTCCCCTACGTGTGCGCGTTGGGCAGGCAGCGTGCAACGTCCGTCATGCGTGGCCCATGACTGTGCGTCCTGCTGTGTGCGTCTCTCGCATGCTCTGTCTGCCGCTGTCTCATCCATGCATGCATGCGCCATCACTCATGCCGTGACTACGTACATCCGATGCGATGTGTCGTGTGTACGTGTGTCCTTGCATGTCCGATTGCACCCGATCCGCTGGCCTGATGCGCTTGCGTGCTGCCTCGCACTGTCTTGCGCCGACACCTGGGGATGGGTGGGGGTATGACCCAGCCGGCGACAGAAGAGGGGCCGCCGGGTCTTAGCAGCTCGGATTCTGCCACAGTTCCAAGGTCGACTAGGCCCTCGCACTCGCCCGCCGTGCGGGGCGCAAATGCGCAGGTCAGCGGCGGCGAGAGTGTTCTGCAGGGTGCTCGCCAGGACTGCACAGGAATGGGTGCCGGCGGATGGCGCCGAGGTCGCTCACCTGGGGTCAGCGGCGGTCGTCGTGCTCTCTCGTGTGGGTCGCTGGCACGCGGGACAGAGCACGAGCGCACCCTCCGGCGTGACCACCGTTCCCCAGCCACGGCATTCCTCGCAGCCGCGAGCCGAGGCCACGTCTGGCCGGGGGTCATCGGCGCGAGCGTCCGAGCGGCGTCCGTCTGACATGCGGCGATCTCCTCATCACAGAGTTCGCTTTATCCAGGTTGCCATGGATAGGCGTGCACGTCTTCACGTCTTTCGAAGGGGCGGCCTACCGGCCGCCACAGCCGTTTGCCGTCTTCACGCTGTGGCCGCCCTCCGGGCGGCTATGACTCTTCCGCCGCTGCCTCTTCCGCCGTCACCCTTCGGGCGCCGCCGGATTGTGAGCGAGGTCACAGGCTTTCGTCTTTCCGGAATCAAGATCATCTAGCGACTTCTATATGTAAGTACGTAAGTGGCTAGTAGCGAGGCTTGAGCCCCTGTCGGGGCTCGCCAGCATGAAGACGCCTTACGTATTTCGCGCGTCCGCGAATTGCAGGCTTGGCCCCCGGAGGGGGCCACCTGAATGAAGACGAAAGACGTACGCACGTAATCGCGTCTTTCGCGCATGGGGGGGTCTGCTTGAAGATCCTCGAACTCTGCGCAGGGTACGGCGGCGTCGGTATGGCTGTCGCTCCCCTTGTCGGCGGGCGCGTCGTCTACGTGGCGGAAAGCGCGCCAGGTCCGAGCGCCGTCCTCGCTGAGAGGTACCCGGACGCTCCGAACCTCGGCGACATCCGCGAGATCGACTGGGATCAGCTCGTTGGCCTGGTCGACGTGATCACCGCAGGGTTCCCCTGCCAGGACATCTCGATTGCGGGGAACCGGGTTGGAATTCGAGGCGCTCGCTCTGGAGTTTGGGTCAACGTCCTTGAAGCAGTTCGCGTCATACGACCGCGAATCCTCTTCCTGGAAAACGTCTCGAATATCCGGACGCGCGGGCTCGAAGTCGTCCTCGGTGACCTGGCCGAGATCGGGTATAGCGCGCGGTGGGTGTGCGTTCGAGCTACCGCAGCTCACGCCCCTCACCTCCGTGACCGGTGGTTCTGTATCGCGACCCCTGAAGACGCCGACCTCGAACTTGGGGTCTAACGGCGGTGCTCGCCCGCCGGCTGAACGTCGAGCTGGTGGTCATGGCCCGACCCTCGACGACGAGGCGTGCTACCTGCTCCCGTACTCGGAAGCGATCCTCGAAGGCCGCGAGCCCGAGCCTGCGGTCGACGGCCCCAGCTCCCCCGCGCACTGGTGGGGTGAGTACCTCCCCGCTATCCGGCAGTGGGAGGCAGTGACCGGCCGGGCCGCTCCCCCGCCTACCGAGGCAGGCCGCAAGGGCGGCCCCCGCGTGACCGTCGAGTGGGTCGAGTGGCTCATGGGCCTCCCCCTCGGCTACGTCACCGCCGTCCCCGGCCTGACGCGCGGACAACAGCTCCAGATCCTCGGCAACGGCGTCGTCCCGCAACAGGCTTCAGCCGCGTTCGCGGCACTCCTCGACCTGGGGGTGTGATGCCGAACTGGGCTTCCTCAGATCGACGCGAACGGTTGCCGGCGGACTGGCCGAAGATCCGACTTCGCGTCCTGCGCCGAGACGGCCATCGCTGCACGGCCCGTGATCAGTACGGGCAGCGCTGCGAGGAACCGGCTACGGACGTGGACCACATCGTGCCTGGTGATGACCATCGAGAGACCAACCTTCGAGCACTCTGCGGGTTTCATCATCGGGCCAAGTCCTCACGCGAGGGAGCCCTCGCTCTGGCCGCCCAGCGGCGACGGATCAATCAGCGGTTCAAGCGGACCGAGGCCCATCCGGGCCTTCTGTAAGGGAGGCGCCCGTGTTCACCGCTGCCTGGGTCGCATGGATCGGCCTCTTCGTCGTGATCGAGGGAGCCGCCCTGTACCTGAAGGAGCCAGGCGACACCCTCTCCGAGCACGTCTGGAAGTGGTTCCACACCGCGAAGGGCACCGTGCCGGACCGGACAACCCGGCTCCGCCGCTTCGTCCTGGTCGCGTTCCTGGCCTGGGTGTCCGCCCACTTCCTGACGGGCGGGATGTTCTGACCTGAAGGAGGTGAGCCAGTGCCCGGCCCCGTACCCAACCGTGAAGCCGATCTGGCTCGCCCCCGCGAGCGCAAGGGCTCAGACGTTCAGTCGGTGACGCGAGGCGTCGCCCGGCCCACGAAGGTGCCGAACGCCGACCGCAACTGGCACCCCATCGCGAAGCGCCTGTGGGACTCCCTGAAGGAGTCCGGCCAGGCCGACTTCTACCAGCAGTCTGACTGGGCGCTCGCCTACTCCCTCTGCGAAGACCTCTCCTTCTACAAGAAGTCGGGGAAGCGGTCGGGTCAGATGCTCCAGACCATCTACAGCGCCTTCGAGCGGCTTCTCGTCGCCGAGGGCGACCGGCGCCGCGTGCGTATCGAGCTGCACGAGCCCGAGCCCGAGGAGCAGTCCGCGGCCGTGCTCGCCATCGCCGACTACAAGAAGGAGCTGGGACTCGCCGAGTAGGTGAGCCGCCCTTCGGGCGGCCCAACCATGAGGGGAGGTGAGTCCCATTCCAGCCCTCACAGCAGAAGAGATCGACGCCCTCGAACCGTCATTCCTCGGCCCGACATGGACGAAGGAGCCGGACGGTTCCTGGAAGCTCCCCGAGCGCACGCTCGGCTGGCAAATCGCCGGTTGGTGCGCCGAGTTCCTCAAGGCCGAGGACGGCGGGCCCTGGCGCTTCACGCGCGAGCAGCTCCGCTTCGTCTTGTGGTGGTACGCGGTCGACGAGAACGGCCGCTTCATCTACCGCAAGGGAGTCCTTCAGCGCCTCAAGGGCTGGGGCTTAGGGCAAGGACCCGCTTCTCGCGGTCATCTCCCTGGTTGAGTTCGTCGGCCCCTCCCGCTTCTCGCACTGGGACCAGGCCGGGCAGCCGGTCGGCGTCCCGCACCCCCAGGCGTGGGTGCAGATCGCGGCCGTCAGCCGCGACCAGACGCGCAACACGATGACGCTGATGCCGTCCCTGATCTCGGACAAGATGATCGAGACGTACGGCATCAAGGCCGGGGCCGAGCTGATCCGCGCGAACGGCGGCCGGCAGAGACTCGAAGCGGTCACCTCGTCGTTCCGCGCCCTTGAGGGCGGCCGAGTCACGTTCACGGTGCTCAACGAGACGCACCACTGGGTCACCGGCAACAACGGCGACCGCATGTACGAGACGATCGACGGCAACGCGACGAAGAAGGACTCGCGCTATCTGGCGATCACGAACGCGTACCTGCCCGGCGAAGACTCCGTGGCCGAGAAGATGCGCGAGGCGTACGAGAAGATCCGTGAGGGCCGCGCTGCGGACATCGGCTTCATGTACGACAGCATCGAGGCGCACCCCGCGACTCCGCTGACGCCCGAGGCGATCCGTATCGTCCTGCCGAAAATCCGCGGTGACGCGGTGTGGCTGCGGGTCGAGACGATCCTTCAGTCGATCCTCGACACGACGATCGCGCCGAGCCGCTCGCGGCGTATGTGGCTGAACCAGATCGTTGCGGCCGAGGACGCCCTGTTCGGTCCGGCCGAGTGGGATGTGCTCCGCGACGACGCGCTGATGCTTCAGCCCGGCGACGAGATCACCATCGGTTTCGACGGCGGCCTCCGCGACGACAGCACGGCCCTGGTGGCTCTGCGCGTCAGTGACATGGCGGCCTTCGTGCTCGGGTTGTGGGAGAAGCCGGACGGTCCGGCCGGGAAGGACTGGGAGGTCCCCCGCGAGCAGGTGGACAGCGCCGTACACGACGCGTTCCGTGCCTTCGAGGTGCAGGGCATGTACGCCGACGTTGCCCTCTGGGAGTCCTACATCTCCGAGTGGTCGCAGGCGTACGGCGAGGGCCTGGCCGTGAAGGCCCCCGGCAAGGACGCGATCGGCTGGGACATGAGGACCAGCCTTAAGGCCGCGACCCTGGCGAACGAGCGGCTGATGCGCTCGATCTTCGATCGCAAGCTCGCCCACGACGGCGACCTGAAGCTCCGCCGGCACGTGCTGAACGCACGGCGCCGGACCAACAACTACGGCGTCTCCTTCGGCAAGGAGAGCCGCGAGTCCCCCAAGAAGGTCGACGCGTACGCGGCCTTGATGCTCGCGCACGAGGCGCTGTTCGACCTGCGCGCCCGTGGCCGGAAGGTCCGCAAGCGGACCGGCCGGGGCTTCTTCCTGTAGCAGTGTAAAGATGTAACCAAGGGTGGTGAGTTCATGGCCGACACCCAGCCCGCCTCCCTGGCGGTGCAGCTCCTCGCCATCCTTGGCCGGGATAAGGACCGGCTGACCCGGATCGACGACTACCTTCACGGGCGTCACGACGATCCGTACATGCCCGCGATGGCCGACGACGAGTATCGGCTCCTCGCGAAGCGGTCCGTCTCGAACTGGACCCCGCTCCTCGTTAACACCCCCGCGCAGGCCCTCTATGTGGACGGCTATCGGGCGGGCGACGAGGAGGGCCAGGGCTCGGCGACGGACCTGTCCTCCCCGCAGTGGGAGCACTGGCAGCGTTCCCGGCTCGACGCCCGGCAGTCCGCCATCTACAAGGGCGCCCTGACGTACGGGCATTCGTTCACGCTGACCGAGCGCGTCAAGGGCGTGGTCCTGACGAAGGGGCTGTCCGCGCTGCGGACGGCCGCCTTGTACGAGGACCCGGCGAACGACGACACCCCGTACGCGGCGCTGACCGTGGTGACCTGGCCGCACGCCGAGACGCCCGGCCGGGCCCGCATGTGGGACAGCGCCTTCGAGTACGCGGTCACCTTCAAGTCGCTGGACGACGCGGACGGCGTGAAGGTCGGCAAGGGCAGACGCCACGGCGCGAGCGAGTGTCCGGTGACCCGCTTCGCGGCGTCGGTGGACCTCGAAGGCCGCACGGTCGGCGTGATCGAGCCGATGATCCCGCTCCAGAACCGGATCAATCAGACGATCTTCGATCTGCTCGTCGCCCAGACGTACGCCTCGGTGAAGGTCCGGACCGTCACGGGCATGGCCCCGCCGGTCCAGCGCGACCCGGAGACGGGCGAGGTCGTCTACGACGAGCAGGGCAACCCGATCCCCCTGCCGATCAACCACAACGCGAAGCGGTTCCTCTTTGCCGAGGACCCCGACGTGAAGTTCGGCAGCCTCGACGAGACCCCGCTCGGCGGGTTCATCGACTCGATCGACATGAGCATCCGGCACCTCAGCGCCGTCGCGCAGGTACCGCCTCACCATCTGCTCGGGCAGATCGCCAACCTCTCGGCCGAGGCTCTCCAGGCCGCCGAGACGGCGCTCTCCCGCAAGATCCAGGAGTTCCGCACGGTGTTCGGAGAAGCCTGGGAGAGAGTGTTCAGGCTGGCCGCTGAGCTGGAAGGCCACGGCGCGGCCGACGACTTCAAGGGCGAGGTCATCTGGCGCGACATGGAACAGCGCAGCCTCGCGCAGGCCGCTGACGCGCTGGGCAAGCTGCGCGAGCAGCTCGGCATCCCGGCGAAGGGCCTGTGGAAGCGCGTCCCGAACGTCACGCAAACCGAGCTGGACGAGTGGGACGACCTTGCCGACGAGGAAGACTCGGTGAGTCAGCTCGCGTCCGCGCTGAACCGCGCGACGCCTGAGCCGGTCACCGCGGATTCGATGCCGGCGGCTGCATGACGCGGAAGACGAGACAGGCCGAGACCGATGAAGTCTCGGCCGCCTTCCATGTCGCGCTGACACAGATCGGCGCACAGACCACAGCTGAGGCCCTGGCCCTGTGGGCGGACGTTCCGGTCGACCAGCGGGCGGCCACGGCGGGCGGATGGCTGCGCAAGGCCATCACGCTCGTCATGTCCCGTCGTCGCCAGTCACGCGACTTGGCGCGGGCCTACTACCGGCTCGCCCGAGCGCTCCAGACCGGCACGACGGTCGCCGACCCGTACCACCCCGAGCCCACGTACGTGACGCTCGCCGACCTGCGGCGCGAGTTCGCCGCACTGGCGGGCACGTACGAGCCGCCCTCCGACAGCCCGTCCGACCCCCCGCCTGACGCGGGCGAGAAAAACTCGAGGTCCGCCGGCACCGATGAAACGCCGACCGAAGACGACGACCAGGGCCAGGCGCCCGGCGACGACTCGGCGGCCGTCATCGACGACCAGGACCAAGGCGACGGCCAGGACAGCGAAGACGACTGGGAGCGCGTCCTCGTCGAGGAGCTGAACGGGCTCCGCGAGGAAGAGGACCGGATCGAGCGCCAAGCCGAAGAGGAGCTTCGGATCGTCCTCGAAGCCCTCGGCCCGGCCAACCTCGACCGGCGCATGACCGTCGAGGACGCCGACCCGGACGAGGCGAAGCGGCAGGCAGGCTCGCAGCAGGCAGCCGCAGCCTCCCGCATCGCCATGAACGGCGCCCGGTCAACGAACTGGACGCACATGACCCGCGACCGGCGGGCCCTCGGGTACGTACGTCTGTCGCGTACGGGCACCCCGTGCGGCTGGTGCGCCATGTTGATCAGCCGGGGCCCGGTCTACAAGTCCCGCGAGTCCGCCACCTTCGCGGACGGCGACAAGTACCACGACAACTGCCACTGCTACGCGATGCCGATCTGGAATCGGGATCAGTACCAGTCGAGCGAACTGACCGCCCTCTCGCGGCAGTACGAGTCCCTGTGGCCAGAGGTCACCAAGGGCCACACCGGCAAGGACGCGGTGAGCGTCTGGCGCCGGTTCATCCGCAAGCAACAACGAGCCGCAGCCCAGGAGGCGCGGCAGTCCACGAGCACGGCCCCGGAGGCGTGAAGTGTCTGACGAGAAGCCCAACGACGAGGAGACCCCGAGCGGCGAGACCCCGCCCGGCCAGAAGCCGGACGAGGAGCAGAAGCCGGACGACAAGGCCGGTGCCGGCGGATCGTCGAGCAGCGAGGAAGACGAGCTGCCCGACTGGGCCCGCAAGGAACTGGCGAAGGTCCGCAACGAGGCGGCCGGATACCGCACTCGACTGCGCGACGCCGAGACGAAGCTCTCCGGAGCCAAGAGCCCAGAGGAGTTCGAGGCCGCCCTCGCGGACGTGAAGGCCAAGAACGCCGAGCTTGAGCGCTCTCTCCTCGTCTCCACCGTGGCCCGCAAGTTCGACCTCCCCGAGGCCCTGGCGGGTCGCCTTCGCGGCGAGACCCCCGAGGAGCTGGAGGCCGACGCGAAGGCCCTTCAGGCTCTCGTCACCCCTGCCGCCCCGCCCTCTCTCGGTGGCGGCCTCAACCCGTCCGACGAGGACGACGGAGAGATGGACCCGCGCAAGCTCGCGCGGCGAACCAGGCGCTTCTAGCGCCTCCGATGACCCCCCTTCCTGAACCCCCGTGCTGAACCGGCCGGGGGTCTTTTCATGCCCCGGAGGTAACACCCCTTGGCCACCGCACAGCATCAGGTCGTAAAGCCTCAGAAGCTGGTCAACACCGCAGTCGGGATGCTTGAGCAGGAGCTGATCATCCCCAACCTGTTCCAGAAGCAGGGCGTCGACCAGTTCAAGGGCGCCGAGAACGACACGATCTCCATGAAGGTGGAAGGCATCCTGCCGTTCCACGACTACGCGTGGCGCAACGACCGCTCGAACCCCATCGTCTTCGACGAGTACAGCGAGCGGACCATCGCCGTGACCTTCGGCGGCAACGTGTACTCGGCGGTCAAGCTCACCGACGAGCAGAACGACTTCGACATCGACAACTGGTCGAAGCTCCTGCGCCCGCAGTCCAAGGCTGTGGCTCGCGGCCTCCAGCGCCGGGCCGTCAACCTTCTGACCGGCCAGACCTACAACGCCACCATCGGCAACGCCCAGCAGAACCTTCGCGGTGCGCTGATCGAGGCCCGGCGCGTACTGAACGCCTTCCACGCTCCGAAGGAGGGCCGCTACCTCCTGGTCGGCACCGAGTTCGAGTCGGCCCTCCTGAACGACGACAAGCTCAACCTCGCGCAGAACGTCGGCGACAGCGAGGCCGAGTCCGCGCTGCGTACCGCCAGCATCGGCGACCGCATGGGCTTCCGCATCGTGGTCGACCAGACCATCCCGGCCGACACCGCGTACGCCTTCGCCTCCTCGGCGTTCATCTTCCTGTCCGGCGCCCCGAGCGTCCCGCAGTCGGTTCCGTACGGCGCGACCACCTCGTTCGAGAACATCGCCCTGCGATGGGTCCGTGACTACGACCCGCTGTACATGCAGGACCGCTCGGTCGTGAACACGTACGCGGGCTTCCGGTCCGTGACGGACGTGCTCGTCGGCTGGGACCAGGCGAACGAGAAGGAGATCGTCTCCACTCAGGAGCACTTCGTTCGGGGCATCAAGCTCCAGCTCGACGGCAAGTCCGACTACCCGGCCGCCGGTAGCGAGCTGGCCACCATCACCGGCGTCTCTGACGCGAAGGTGTGGACCCCGACCGGCTACAAGGCGGAGACCGACCCGGCCAACGTCTGACCTGACCGGCGGAGCTGGTTCACCTGGGTCTGATTCCAGATGAACCAGCTCCGCCGTCGCTTCTCCCGAGAGGAGTCTCATTGGCGTATGCCACTCTCGATGAGCTGAAGGGCCGCCTCGACTGGGAGTTGGACGGCGACGAGCTGCGCATCGCTGCCGGCGCATTGGAAGACGCGTCGGACCTTGCGGCCACCTACGGCCGCGACTGGCCCGAGGACACCGCACCCCGGCTGGTGAAGACGCTCGTGCTGAAGTCCGCGGCGAGGTACATGCGGAACCCGAACGGCTACACGCAGAGCCGGGCCGGGGACGAGACCCTCGCCTGGTCGGACATCGGCCGTGATGCGGGCACCGTGTACTTCACCCGTGAGGAGATCCGGCTCCTTGAGGGGCTGGCCGGGCGTAAGCGCGGCATCTCCAGCGTGGTCGTCTCCGCCTGGGGCACGAAGCCCCGTGCAGCCGAGGTCGGCCGCGTGCCGGTCGACTACTCCCCCGCCTCGCCCTTCCCCCTGTTCGGGGATGAGGTGAGCCCCTGGTGAGCATGCAGCGCAAGCGGGGCCAGACGGCGACCGTGTGGGCCACGAAGGAGATCACCGACAACCGGGGCAACAAGGTGATCACCGTGGACGAGGACAACCCGATCACGGTGAAGGCCGCCTTCATCCCGCAGCGGTCCGGCAAGGCCGAGGTCCCCGGTCAGCAGCAGATCAACGTGACGCGGATGATCGTGGACGCCCATGTCGAGGGCGTCACCCTGTGGTCCCGCGTCCGCTGGCAGGGCCGCATGTGGGACGTGGTGACTCCGCCGGCATACCACCACGGCGACCGCCGTACACGGCACTGGTCGATCGACGTGAGGGAGCGGCCCTGATGGCTTTCGTCTACTCCCGCGTTCCCGGCGGCGGCAAGCTGGAGAAGTTCCTCGCCACCATGCCCGGCGTTCAGGACGCCCTCGACGAGGCCCGGTTCGAGATCGCTGCCCGCGCCGAGGAACTGCTCCTTCAGCATCGCCTCGAAGGCCACGCGCAGATCGATGTGGTGGACGGCGATGTCGACAAGTACGTGGTCCTGGACGACGAGCGCGGCAAGGCCGCTGCCCTGTCGATCGAGTACGGCCGCGCCGCTTCGGTCGAGGTCCGGACCCGCAAGGACGGGACCACGTACCTCGTCACGGTGGGCGCGATGGACGGCCTGTTCATCCTGGCCCGCGCGGCGAACCTCCCCAAGAAGCGGAAGGGGAAGGTGCACCTCGACTGATGGCAGGCATCCCCGACCACATCAAGGCCATGGCGGAGCTGTCGCCGGTCGAGGATCTCCTCCTGGCCGTGCTGCGCGAGGGCCTGCCAGGTGTCCGGGTGAAGTCCCTCGTCGACCTGCATGAAGAGTTCCCCCTCGTCCTGGTCCGTCGCGATCCGACCTGGGGCGAATGGCAGGGCGACACCCGCTTCACGGACGCGGCCCGCATCGTCATCAACACGTTCGCGCCGGACCCCAACGGGGACGAGGACGCGGCGATTCTCGGCGAGGCCGTCCGCGTCGTCATGCGCGACGCCTGGCTGAACCAGAAGGTCTATCCGCGCCTTGGCCACATCATCCGCGTGGACCTGAACTCCGCGCCGAGACGCGCTTCGGACTGGGCGACCGCTACCGGCCCCGTCCAGTACGCCGACCTCCCAACGGGGGTGTGGCGCTACGAGTCGATCTACGACGTGCAGATCCGTAAGCCACGGACTCGCCCCTACACCCCCTGATAGTTCCCATCACGCAAGGCCCGGTCCCCGTTCGGGGTGCCGGGCCTTTTGCGTGCGCGAGTAAGGATGCAGCCTCTTGGCGATCAACGACAACGCAGTTCTTGTCGTCGGGTCCGGTAACTACCTGACGGCGCCGGTCGGTACGGCAATGCCCGCCGATCTCCTGACGCCTACCTCCCCGTGGCAGAACGTCGGTCATACCTCCCTGGAAGACATCTTCGGAATCACTTCCGAGGGCGGCGAGGCGACCACGATCGGGTCGCTCCAGAACAAGTCCCTGCGCACGAAGTACAGCGCGCGTACGGAGACGATGACTTTCACGCTCCAGCAGTTCGACACTGCCGGGCTGAAGCTGTACTTCGGTGCCAACGCGCCGATTCTGCCGGACGGTTCGGTCGGTGTTCCGACCAACCCGGAGCCCACTCAGTCGGCGTTCCTCGCCGTATTCGTGGACGGCGACAACCACTTCGCCTTCTACGCCCCCCGCGCGGAAATCTACCGTGCGGACGACATGGCGATCTCGGACACTGAGTCGCTCGCCGGTCTGCCGCTCGGCGTCAAGCCGATGGCCTACGGCAACAACACCTGGACGTACGCGATTACGCCCCTCGGCGGCGTCCTGGCCACCGGCGCTTCCGCCGGCACCCCCGGCTCCTTCACTCCTGACGGTGCCGCGACCCCGGCCAACCTCGCTGGCATGTCCAGCGTGATCGCCACCCCGACGACCGCGTGGACCACGGGTCAGCACGTGATCCTCGGCGACGGCTCGAAGGCGTACTGGAACGGAACCGCCTGGGTGGCTGGCCAGGCGTGATGACTCCCGGCGCGGGCGCATTGCGGACCCGCCCGCGCCGGGCCTCCCCCTCTCTCTTCGGTCCGCTCCCCCCTGTCTGTCTTCTCTCTGGAGGTCCGCACCCCCATGGCTTCTTACTCCCTCGACGACATCCGCGCCGCCGCTGAGCGCAAGTACGGCTCGACCGACATCGAGGTCGGCGGCGAGGCCGTCCGTCTGCTCAACCCGCTGCGCCTGCCCAAGGCCCGGCGCGATGCCCTGCTCACCCTTCAGGAGCAGATGGGCAAGGAGGACAGCGACCAGGCCGAGCTTCTGTCCGAGGCGATCCGCACCGTGGCGCAGTCCGAGAAAGCTGCCGCGAAGCTGCTCGACGAGGTGGACGGCGACCTCGCGATCCTCGCCGAAATCTTCGGCCACTACGGCGAGAGCACCCAGGCGGGGGAAGCCTCGGCCTCGCAGGGCTGATCGACGAATACGGCGAGGGCCTGTACCCGGACCTGTTTTTCCATTTCGGCATCGACCTTGCCGAGGTGATAGCAGGCCGGGGCCCTTCCCCGTCTCTCGTCCTTCTGCTTGTGCAGAGGCTTCCCGACACCTCTCTCACAGTCGCGCTCGCGTCGGGCGGCCGTGAGTTCTTCGGCTGGGGTCAGGACCGGCACATGACCGCCGACCTATTCGACGCAATCAACCAGAACACCAGGGCGACCGGCCAGTGGGGCAAGAACAAGGCCCCCAAGATTCCGTCCTACCCGAGACCGCAGCCAAAGAAGAAGGCCCCAGACAAGAAGGCCAAGAAGCTGCGCTCCGTCGCCGAAATCTACAAGCACTTCCAGCGGAGGTAAGCCGGTGTCGGATGCGAATGTTGTCGGCCGCGTAGCGGTAAAGGTCATGCCGGACACCTCCGGCTTCAAGGATGACCTGAAGGAAAAGCTCAAGAAGATTGAGCACGACATCGCGGTCACCATTCGCACGAAGGCCGACGCGAGCGGCGCCCGCAAGGATGTCCTTGAAGCGGTCCGGGCGATCAACAAGGACAACAAGGCCACCGACACCCGCAAGATCCGCTTCTACACGAAGCTCGACCTCAACGGCATGTCCAGCGAGGTCTCCAAGGCCGTACGCGAGTACCAGGCCCGAGCGAACCAGCACCGCATCACCTTCAACGCGACCGGCCGTCAGGTCGTAGACGAGGCCCGCAGGGTCCGCCGGCAGGCGGACGCGGAGCTGTCCGACCTGCACATCGGGGTCAACCTCGACAACCAGGGCTCGGTCATGGCGGCCATCGGCAAGGTGAAGGCAGCCCTCGTCGCGCTCGGCGAGACGGACATCGAAGTCGACATCAACGAGCCGAGCCTGAACGCCGCGATCCGCATGTTCGAGGACCGCCTCGACGAGATCGGGCACATCAACCTGCGGGTCGACAAGGACAGCAAGGCGTCAGTCGACGCCGCCGTGTCGGAGATCGAGCGGGAGCTTCAGAAGCTCGCCGAGACCGACATGAAGGTCAGGCTCGACCAGGCGTCCTTGGAAGAGGCGAAGCGCAACCTGCTCGCCGAGTCCCGCCGGGCGGCGCAGGAGACGGCTGACGAGATTCAGCAGGAACTCGACGCCATCCGCATCAAGCCCAAGCTCGACGAGCAGAAGGTCGCCCAGATCAAGCGGCAGCTCGAAGCGGCTTTCGAGCAGATGCACGCACTGAAGGCGCAGATCACGCCCGAGCTGGACGCGCTCGCGAAGCGCAAGGTCGAGCGAGACATCGACGATCTTCAGGACAAGATCGACAAGCTCAAGTCCGAGGTCCAGCCCGAGGTCTCGCGTACCGGAATTCTCGGCGTGATGACGCACATGGCGATCCTCACGCGTAACCGGGTCGTCGACATCATCCCCAAGGTGAACGCCTCGGCTGCGGCTGCGACTGCCGCCGCCTTGAAGGCGCTCTCCGGGGCCCGAGTGATCAGCGAGATGTTCGAGGGCCTCTGGGACACGATCAAGAACCTCGACAAGGGCGCCCCGATGATCGGCACCCTTGCGACGGCCATCGCCGGTCTGGGCGCTTCGGGCATCGCGGCGGCGAGCAACCTCGCCTCGCTGTCCTCGTCGCTGGCGTCGATCGCGCCAACGGCGCTTCTCCTGCCCGGACTTCTGGGCGGCATGGCCGTGGGCCTGGGTGTCTCGATCGCGGCCTTCAAGGACTTCAACAAGGTCGTCCCCGAGGTCAAGTCGGCACTGTCCGGCCTCCAGGACACCATCTCCAAGAACTTCTGGGACAAGGCCGCCGAGCCCATTCGGAACGTCGTCGATGACCTGCTTCCGAAGTTCACTGCCGGCGTCTCGAAGGCCGCTACCGAGCTGGGCGGGTTCTTCGGCTCCTTCGCGACCAACCTCGGCACCTCTCTGTCCCCGGCCTTGGACCAGATGTTCAAGGACCTGTCGGACTCGATCAGCATCGCGACGGACGGCACGGACACCTTCGCGTCGATCATCTCGACTCTCGGCCGAGTCGGCACCAGCTACCTGCCCGACCTCGCGTCCTGGTTCGTCAAGATCAGCGAGAACTTCGACGCCTGGCTGAAGAAGAAGGGCGACAACGGCCTCAAGGACATGATCGACCAGGGCATCCAAGCCCTGAAGGATCTCGGGTCCATCCTGGCCGACACGGGCGGCATCCTCGCGGGCTTCGCTCGCGCGGCTGAGTCTGCCGGCGGATCGACGCTCGGCACCCTGGCGGACGCTCTCGACCGCATCCACAAGACTGTGGACAGCGAGGGCTTCCAGAAGGGGATGACGGCAGTCTTCGCCTCGGCCCACGAGGCGATGCAGCGGATCGCCGACGAGTCCGGCCCGGCCGTCGAGAACCTCTTCAAGACTCTCGGTTCGCTCCTGACGACGATCCTGCCGCAGGTCGGCACGGTCATCGGTACGGCCCTGGGCGCCATCGCGGGCGCCCTCTCTCAGCCCGCCGTGACCGATGGCATCAAGGCCCTGTTCGACGGCATCGAATCCGCGGTGAGTGCCCTCGCCCCGGCGATGGCCCCGCTCGGCGCGGCCTTCGGTGCGCTCCTGCAACTGGTCGGCTCCATGCTGACCAGCCTCGGCCCGCTGATCGCGTCCATCCTGACCCCGCTCTCGCAGGCGTTCACCCAGCTCGCCCCCGCGATCGAGCCCCTGATCGGGCTCCTCGGCGAGGCCCTGGGCGGCGTCGTCGCCGCGCTGGCCCCGCTCCTGATGTCCGTGGTCGAGGCCGTCACGCCGCTGATCTCGGCACTGGTCGAGGGCCTGGCCCCGATCATCCCCCTGATCACCGAGGCCCTGTCGGTCATGTCGGAGGCGCTTCAGCCGGTCATCGAGATTCTGATGCAGATTCTCACGGCCGCGATCATGCCTCTGATCCCGGTTATCCAGTCACTCGCCGCCGAGTTCCTGCCCCAGATTTCCGAGGCGTTCGCCGCCGTCATGGAGGCGATTCAGCCGCTCCTCGAAGCGCTGCTTTCCCTGGTGAACTTCCTGATGCCGATCCTGGCACCAGCGATCGAGTTCATCGCGGGCCTCTTCCTGGGCGCCCTGGTCGACGCGATCAAGGGTGTGGCTGATGTCTTCACCGGCCTGAAGGACATCTTCGTCGGTGTCTGGGACATCATCGTCGGCGTCTTCAAGACGGTCATCGGGTTCTTCAAGGGCACGATTACCGGCGACTGGTCGACGTTCGGCAACGGCTTGAAGCAGCTCTGGAACGGAATCAAGTCGTTCCTCTCCGGCCTGTGGGACACGATCAAGGGCGCCTTCAATATCTTCCTGAGCGTCGGAATTCTCGGCGTCGGAGGAAAGCTGCTCAAGGGCATCGGCGAGATGTTCAGGGGCGGCTGGCAGGCCGTAAAGACGATTTGCCTTGAGCTGTGGAGTTCGCTCTCCTCTCGGTGGTCCTCGTTCCTTGCCGACCTGAAGGCGGCGCCGGGCGCGGCCCTGTCGGCTATCGCCAGGTTCTTCAGCCAGACGTGGGCAGATATCAAGACCGCCGCGACGGCGGCCTGGGACGCGGTGAAGGGCATCTTCAAGTCGAAGCTGTCCGATTGCGTCACCACCGTGAAGGAGCTGCCCGGCAAGGTCAAGGAGGTCTTCTCCGGAGCGGGCCGCATCCTGATCGACGCCGGTAAGAAGATCATTGGCGGTCTGATCGACGGCCTGAAGTCGATGTTCGGCTCGGTCAAGAGCACGCTGGGCGACCTCACCAGCAAGCTCACGGACTGGAAGGGCCCCGCCCCGAAGGACGCCAAGCTCCTTTACAACGCGGGTCAGTTGATCATCAAGGGTCTGATCAAGGGCCTTGAGTCGCAGTACGGCAACGTCAAGAAGGCGCTGCAAGACCTCACGGCGCAAATCCCGAAGAACGCCTCTAAGGGATTGAAGGACCGGATCAACAAGGACCGGACCAAGCTCCTTCAGTTGCTCGCCCAGTGGGAGGGCATCGGAAAGAAGCTCGAAGCCGCAAAGGACAAGCTCGACAAGATTCGCGAGGAAGCAGCCAACTACCGGCAGCAGATTGCGGATCAGGTCATCGGTACCGGCGACGTAACGAAGATCGAGGACACCTCGTTCAATGGAATTTCGTCGGGTCTGAAGAACGCAGTCGAGCAGGCTAAGAAGTTCGCGGCTGTCCTGAAGCGGCTCAAGGATCTGGGCCTGAATGGCACGACGTTCGACCAGATCGCCTCCGCTGGCCCGGAGGCTGGTCTCGCCGCAGCCGAGGCCATTGCGAATGCCGGATTGAGCGGCGTCAACGAGATCAACGACCTGCAAAAGGAGCTGGAGAAGTACGCCAACTCGGCCGGGTCCACCGCGTCGCACTACATGTACGACGCCGGGATCAAGGCGGCCGAAGGGTTGGTCAAGGGTCTCGAAGCTCAGCAGGACGCGATCGAGAAGCAGATGCTCAAGATCGCGGACGCCATGGTCAACGCGATCAAGAAGGCGCTGGATATCCACAGCCCGAGCCGCCTGTTCCGCAAGCTCGGCAACTTCGTCGGCAAGGGCTTCGGCCTCGGCGTCGAGGACCAGCAGACGCACGTGGAGCGCGCGACCAACGCCCTCGCGGCGAGCGCAGTCTCGGGCGCCTCTCGGCAGGTCACGGCCGCTGTCTCTGGCGGCCTCTCGACGGCTGGCGGCGGCCAGTCCGTGACGAAGGTTCTGAACTACTACGCGGGCTCCGGTAGCTCCCTCTCGTCCGAGGAGGAGCTGTTCGCGGCTGCCTCGCGGGCAAGGATGGTCGGCTGGTGAAGCTCGAACTGAGCAGCCCCTCGGACAGGCTCGACCTGGCCGGGTTCGAGACTGACGGAGTGGGGTTCCAGGCCCTTGCCGGCATCACCGGCCTGGGCCTGCCCCAGCTCTCCGTGCAGTGGCTTGAAGGTGCAGGGGACGGCGCCGCCTACCGTGGGCGGCGCGTCCTCCCCCGCGACATCGACATCCCCCTCGACATCGTGGGGCGCAACCGGGCGCACCTCGCCGAGCTGGTGACTCGCCTCGCGCGGGTCCTGGCCGACGAGTGCACCCTGACGTACATCGACGACGCGGGGGTTCGCTGGTCGACGCCGGTCCGCTGGATAGGCGGAGGCAGCATCGACCCCGGCGCGGGCAACCGGGACGTTCAGACCGTCATTACCCTGCGGGCGCCGTCGCCGTACTTCCTTGCGGATTCGGCGCAGACGGTCACGATCGGCGGCACCACGGCGGCCCCGTTCCTGTCGGCCATGTCGTCGATGCCGCTCTCCTCGTCGCAGGCGATCGGCTCGGCCGAGCTGACCAACGATGGCGACGTGGCGGCATACCCCGTGTTCCAGGTGTACGGGCCGGGCGACAACTTCAAAGCGATCGGCCCCGGCGGGGAGACGCTCTGGTACACGGGCTCGATCACCTCGACGGGCAGCATCACCGTGGACATGGGGACCGGCGTCGTCCGTGACGGCTCGGGCGCGAATGTGTACCGCTACCTCTCCACCGCTCCCCGCTTCTGGTCCATCCCTCCGGGGACATCAACGATCTCTGTCTCGCTCCTGAACACGACGACCGCCTCTCGGATCGTCGTCTCTTGGCGACCTCGCAAGTGGGTGGTGATCTAGTGCGGCAAGAGGATCTCCTCGTTGAGGTCCGGGACAAGACCCTGACTCGCGTGGGGGCCATCCCTGCGGATCTCTTGACCATGGAGGCGACCGACGTGCACAACAACGTCGGCACGTGGAAGCTCCAGATCAACGCGGAGCATCCGCTCGCCGCCGTGCTGTCGACGCCGGGCGCCGGCATCATCGTCACTGGTCCGGCCGACGTGCTGTTCTCGGGGCCGGTCACGAAGACCGAGACGGCCGTGACCGCGACCGATCCCCTGGGCACGCTGACCGTCGAGGGTGTCGACGACACGATCATCCTTTCCGACATGCTCGCCTGGCCCGACCCGTCGAACGGGGATGCCGCCACGCAGAGCCGGGCCTACGACGACCGGACCGACGCGGCCGAGAACCTCATGCACGCGTACGTCAACGCGAACTGCGGGCCGGGCGCCCCGGCTAATCGGCGCCGGACCGGGCTCATCATGGGCACGAACGGCAGGCGCGGGCAGATCGTCAGCAAGTCGCCCCGCTTCCAGCAGCTCGGCGAGCTGTGCAAGGAACTGGCCGACCCGAACGGCCTGGGCTTCCGGATCGTGCAGCGCGGCTCGAACCTCGTCTTCGAGACGTACGCGGTCGCCGACCGCACGAAGGAGGCCCGACTCGGCGTCGTGAACAACACGCTCGCCGGTCAGCGGGTCACCGTCTCCACGCCGCAGAAGACCCGCGTGATCGTCGGAGGCGACGGGGACGGTTCCAACCGCCTGTTCGTCGGTGTCGACAACGCCGACTCACTCGCCGCCGAGGCGGACTGGGGTCGCCGCATCGAATCCTTCGTGGACGAGCGGTCGACCACCGACACGACCGAGCTGACGCAGAAGGGCACGGAGGCTCTCGCGGACGGCGGCACCACCGTGAAGGCGGCTCAGGCCGTACCGATGGAAGACAGCGCGCTCGACTTCGGACGCGACTGGTTCCTCGGCGACAAGGTGTCCGTCATCGTCGGTGGCACGGAGATGGCAGCCGTCGTCACGGGCATGGTCCTGAAGGTCGACGAGGACGGCTACCGGCTCGGCGCGACCCTGGGCGACCCGACCCCGCTCGATCCCGACATGGCGGCGGCTGCCGCGCAGAAGGACTTGGAGTCGCGCGTCTCCTCGCTGGAGCGCACAGCCGAGGCCACCCCGCCCGGCCCTCGCGTCGTCGATCCTGGCGGCATCACGCAGGCCACGCCGCCCACCGCCTACCCGCAGGGCGCGACCACCGAGTTCTACCTGAGCGCCACCGCGGCTACTGCCGGCGGCTGGGACTTCGGCGGCAAGTGGGGTTACGTCACGACCCGCGTGTGGAGTGGCGGCGACGCTACGCAGACTTGGCGCCGGGTCCACGCGAACACCACGCCCCACGAGATGTGGGTCCGGGGTGGCAACACAACCGGCTGGTCGCCCTGGCGGCAGGTGGCCTTCGACAGTCAGCTGACGGCTTCCGCCGTCACGCAGTCGACGGCCGTCGCGAGCTACCCCGAGGGCGTGTCGACCCTCTACATGACCGACACCGAGGCCACGTCCGGCGGCTGGGACTTCGGCGGTAAGTGGGGAATCCTCGTTACCCGCAAGCTGCGCGGCGACGCTACGCAGACGTGGCACCGCGCGGCGGGCACCTCTGCGACCGAGACGTGGATGCGCTCCGGTAGCGGCTCGGGCTGGGGCCCCTGGCGACAGGTGGCCTTCGACAACATCCTCAGCGCGACGGCGGTCACCCAAGCATCGCTGCCGTCCGCCTACCCGACCGGCACGTCCACCGTGGTCATGGACTCCACGCAGGCCACGGCCGGCGGATGGTCCTTCGGCTCGGGCGGCCGGTACGGAGTCCTGACCACCTTTCACCCTGTGGGCAGTACGTACGCCCACCAGACGTGGCGGCGGCTGAGCCCGACCGTCACCGAGGAGTGGTTCCGCACCGGAAACGACGCGGCAGGCTGGACGGCTTGGAAGACGGCCGCGCACGCCGAGCAGACACCGCGCGGAGTGCTGGCCTTGCAGACCCTCGGGACCACGGCCTACGTCGGCGACACCGAGTCCATCGTCTACACCCAGCAGTTCCAGGCTGACGCGGGCCGTTGCTACAAGGTCTCGATCCGCATCGCGGCCGTGGACACCGACTCGATGGGCGACAACGCCAATACGAACATCCGGTACGCCAAGCAGGGCGCCATGACGACAGTGCGATGGGCGACCGGCACGACCGTCAGTACGTCCTCGACGGCGATCGGCACGTTCTACAGCACCACGTACGACGATGACTCGAACTCGGCGACCGGCATGGACGCCACCTTCTACCTGAACAACCCCCCGGCCGGGCCGATCACGGTCGGCGTGGGGCTCAACACCCGCCGGGCTGCCGCCACGTACGGCATGGTCCGCTTCCTGCCGTCGACTCTCTCGACTCTCGCGATCGAGGATGTCGGCGCGGCCCTGTAAGGAGTCTCCCTTTTGGCAATCACGTCCTACCCGTTCGACAACCAGTCCGTCACGGAGACCCAGTTCTCCCAGATGTTCCGGGAGTTCCAAGAGTCGGGAGTCGTCGCCTCGTTCGGCGGCTCTGGCTTCACGGTCACGGCCGGTACGGGCATGAACCTGAACGTCTCCTCGGGCCTGGCCTTCCTGCGCGGGCACATGGTGCAGTCGACCGCGACCGAGGTCGTCACCATCCCGGCCGCCGGCACCTCCGTACGGGTCGACCGAGTGATCCTGCGACTCGACCCGTCCCTGAACTCCATCGTCCTCGCGGTGAAGCAGGGCACTGCGGGCTCGACAACCCCGGCTGCTCTGACCCAGACGGACACTGGCATCTACGAATTGCCTCTGGCCCAGGTCACGGTGAACGCGAGCGTCACCTCGATTGCGTCCGGGGACATAACCAGGACGCGCCCCTTCGTCGGGACTCGCATCCTCGTCTGGAACACCCTGACCCGCCCCGCGTCTCCCCGTCTGGGGCAGATCGGCTACAACGCCGACACCTCCACTTTCGAGTTCTGGAACGACACGGCATGGACGCCGCTGATCTCGAATGTCTCCTGGACCAACCTGTCCGGCAAGCCTGCGACGTTCCCCCCGTCCACGCACACGCACAAGTGGGCGGAGATCACTGACGCCCCCACGTCCCTGCCCCCGGCCGCGCACACGCACGACTGGACGCAGGTCACCGGCAAGCCGACGAGCTTCCCGCCCAGCTCGCACGAGCACGACTGGACGCAGCTCAATAACGTCCCCACGTCGTTCCCGCCGTCGTCCCACTCCCACGCGTGGTCGACCATCACCTCGAAGCCGAGCACGTTCCCGCCCTCGTCCCACTCGCACTCGTCCTACCTTGAGTCCGGCGACACGATCGCCTGGGCCAACGGCACGAAGCGCGTCCACGCGGATTCCGTCTCTGGCTCCGGGACGTATTACGCGGTGTGGGTGCAGGGCGACGGCACCTTCGCGCGGAACACCAGCTCGCGCCGCTTCAAGCAGAACATCCGGGACATCGACATCGACCCCGAGGCAGTTCTGTCCCTGCGTCCCCGCATCTACGACCGGCGCCCGAAGGAAGAGGGCGGCGAGTACCTGCGGGACGAGTTCGGTCTCATCGCCGAAGAGGTCGCCGAGACACTCCCCGAGATCGTCACCTACGACGAAGAGGGACGCATCGACGCCCTGCGCTACGACCTGCTCGGCGTCGCGCTCCTGTCCGTCGTCCAGGACCAGGCCGACCGGATCGAGCGCCTGGAGGAGCAGCTCCGGGAGCTGTCCCGTTGAGCATGTCCCCTGACGTACAGGTCGCAATCGTCTCTGCCGGCGGCATGGTCACCGCGGCTTTGGTTGGCGTACTGGTCGAGTTGGTACGCCGCCAGGGGACAGCCCTCGCCGAGGTGCGCGAGCACGCGCAAGAGGCCCGAGATCAGGTCTCCAACACCCACACGACGAACCTCCGGGACGACTTGGACCGCGTGATCGCGGGACTCGATCGCGTCCTCGACGGCCAGGCCGAGCACAGCCGGGATATCCGCGAACTGCGCGCCGAGCTGTCCCACGAGCGGATCGAGCGCCTGGCCGTCTCCGAGCGGCTCGACACCCACATCTCGACGACCGCCCCCTAAGACCTCCCATTCCCCGAGGCCCTGTCCCCACGGACGGGGCCTTTCGCATGTCCCGAAGGAGGACACCCCCTTGAGCACTCAGGCTCAGAAGATCCTCGGCATCGCCAGGGCCGAGAAGGGCTACCACGAGGGCCGCAAGTCCGGTCACTGGAACAACGACCAGAAGTACAGCGACGAGACCCCTGGCCTGGAGTGGAGCGACTTCCAGGCGTGGTGCGCGACCTTCGTGTCCTGGTGCGCCATGAAGGCCGGGCTCGCCGACCTGTACCCGCGTACCGCGTCGTGCGCGACCGGCGTCGCCTGGTTCAAGCAGCGCGGGCGGTTCAGTGCCTTCCCCGCGATCGGCGCCCAGGTGTTCTTCGGCAAGAACGGCGGGACGCACACCGGCCTCGTCTACGACTACGACGACGACCCGGACGGCTTCATCTACACGATCGAGGGCAACACCAACGCGGACGGCAGCCCCGAGGGCGACGGCGTGTACGAGAAGAAGCACCGCCGCAAGGACGCCTACGTGTTCGGCTACGGCTACCCGGCCTTCGCCGAGGGCATCAAGTCGGCGGACCCGGCCTGGAAGGACAGGGCCCCGAAGCCCGAGCCCTCCAAGCCCAAGCCGCCGGCACCGAAGCCCGCCCCGGCGAAGACCTCGATCGTGTCTCTTGACCCTGCGGTAAAGCCGGGCGTCCACCACAAGCAGGTCAAGGAGCTTCAGCAGCTTCTCATCAAGGCCGGGTACGGCCCGATCAAGGGAGCCGTGACCGACTTCTACGGACCGGAGACTCAGCGCGCCGTGGCCCGCTTCCACGACAGAAACCCGAAGTACCGAAGCGGCCTGCACGACCCGAAGATCGGGCCGCAGGGCTTCATCGCTCTCCAGAAGCAGGCGGGCCGCCGATGAGCAAGCACCGCAAGCCCGTCGCCGCCGTCCTGTCCGCTCTGCCCGTCCGCTACCGCTCGCGTGCCGGGGCCGTCGTCGCGGCCCTGGGCGTGATCGTGAGCATCGCCGCCACGGTCTACGCCGACCGGCCCGAGGTCGCCCTGATCGTTCAGGTAGCGACCGCCCTGGGCCTGGTCGAAGGCCGGGACTCCGAGTAGCACTGCGCCCCCCTGTTGGCCCTCTCGGGTCGGCAGGGGGGCGCCTTTCGTCGTCTCAGGACTCCTTGGCCCTGGCCGCCTTCTCCGCTTCGATCTGATCCATCGTGGCCACGCGGGTACGGCGACGCCGCTGTGCCGGAGGCTTCTCGACCGTCGTCTTCTTCGCGGTTGTCTTCTTGGCGGCCGTCTTCTTGGCCGTCGTCTTCTTCGCCGCAGGCTCGGACTTCTCGCCCTCGTCCACCGCATTCAGGTAGAGCGGTCCTTGCTCCGCCTCTTCCGCCGGCACCAGGGGGCCGAAGACCTTCTCGACGGGCGCGATGTCCTCGGCGCACAGGTCGCGCGTCACTCCCTCGCCGTTCTCAGGGGTGAGCGTGTACCGCGTGGCGGGGCGGTCCTTGCGTTCGCAGATGTCACAAACACGCACGGTGATCGTTAGATCCATTCTCCGCTTCCCCTCGCCTGCGGCTTCCTCGGAACGATTCCACCGCAGGCGAGGGGGTCGGGTCAAAGTTGTCAGGCGGTCTGGGGCTGGATGCGCTTCAGGTAGCGGCTGCCGGTCCGGCGGTCTCGACCCATGGCCTTGGCCAGGTTCGGACCGTTGACCTCCTTGCCCTCGGCGGCGAGAGTCTCGGCGGCCTTGCGGATCTCCTCGTCGCTCGGGCCGGGGCGACCGGGACGGCGACGGGCGCGGGCCTTGGCCACCTCGTCGACCGGCGGCTCGATGCCGTCGAGGGTGGGCTGTACGGGCTCGGCGGCCTGGTCCTGCTGCTCGTCCTGGTCCTGGTGCTCGACGACCTGCGGAGCCTCGGTCTGCGCGGGCCGCGCGGAGCGGATGACCATGTGGGCGACGTGACCGGCGACGATCGCGGGGACGGCGGACACGGCGGCGACCAGGGCCTTGGAGGAGGTCATGTACCCGGCGGCGATCCAGTGGGCGACGACCTGTCCCGTCAGGGTCATGCCGAGGGCTCCTATCGCACCAGCGACGGCCGATCCTCGGCCCTTCTCTCCCTTCTCGCGGCTCTCTGTGAACCAGACCGCAACGACGGCGTAGACGCTCATGCAGACCGGCATGCCGGCGGCGACCCACTCGCCCCATCCGGCGGTGCGGGCGAGCTGGTACTCGCCGGGGGCGGACATGGCGAGGGCGACGGCCAGGACGAGGGCGCCGACGACGTAGGCGTACCAGGGCAGACGGGCAGACGTAGACATGGGTGTGCCTTTCAAGGCGGTGCAGGTGAAGGGAGGGGGTTACTTGGCCATGGCCGCGCGAGCGGCGCGGAAGGCGGCGAGGCCCTCGGGAGCGAGGGGGCCGCGCTCGGCCCCGGACTCGTCGAGCAGCTCGCGAGCGGAGGCGGACAGCTCGACGCCCGAGCAGACGCCGCAGATGCCGGACTCCTGGCCAGCGGGGAGCAGACGGCCGCAGCCGTCCTCGCAGTCGGCGTACTGCTTCCACTGCCGCTTGCGCTCGGGGCGCTTGCGGTCGAGGCGGTCAGCGATCAGGCGCGCGGCGGAGTAGACCTTCGAGGGAAGGCCCTGGGTCACGGCGTCGGTGATCTCGCCGATGGTGGCACCGCGGTCGAGCCAGTCAGCGACGGAGGGGGCGAGCTTGGCGACCTGCCGCTCGGACAGCTTCAGGCGGCTGTCGATCGCGGCGAAGCGGCGAAGGATGCGGGCGGCCTCGGCCGTCTGCTTGTCCTGCTTCTCGCTGGTGCCCTCCCTCTGCTCAGCCCCGGTCGGGGCGTCGCTGTCCTGCGGAGGGAAGGGAGGGATCTTTCCCTGGTCCTTAGAGGAGTTCCTTTCCCCCGAAGGGGACGTTCCCGCGTTCCCAGGGGCCGGGTCTCCGGTTGCCGGAGATGCGGGAACCGGGGAGACCTCCGTCTGAGGAAGGTCGTGGATGGCCGTCTCGGTCCACACGCGGCCGGTCTCCGGGTCACGGATGGTGAACCGGAAGTAGTAGCCGTGGGCCACCAGCTCATCGAGAGCGTTGGCGACGCCCTTGCGGCCTACGCCGGGGTTGTTGTCGGCCAGGGTGCGCACGTCTTCCTTGGCCCCATCGGGCAGGGAGATCAGGTGCAGCCACAGGCCACGCGCGGTGAAGGACAGCTTTCGGTTACGGGCAGTGCTGTTAGGCACCACCGTGAAGTCCCGGTCGTGCCGGGTACGATGGATTCGCATTGGGAGCTACCACTCTCAGTGCCGGACCCCGGAGCGTTGGCGCGCTGCCGGGGTCGCTTGTTTTCACTTGAAGATCGACATCTCTGTCGGGTCACAGCTTGACATGATCAACGTCTGAAGGTCAACCTTTACATCGACAACTGAAGCTCAGGACTCATCCTCTGGGATGACGGCCGCGTGCAGAAGTGAGACCGCAAGCCGATGAAGGGGGAGACATGCCCGCATCCAAGATCGTCGATGAAGAGGAAGTTAAGCGCTGGTTCGAGGAGGGCCAGACGTACGAGTGGATGCAGAAGCAGTACCGCGAGAAGTACAACATCGAGACCTCAGTGCCCATGTGGTCGGCGTACCGAAGGCGCAGAGGACTCGAACGCCGGAACCTACGCGATGACCAGTTGCTTCCCTGGAAGATCAAGGACGAGCACCGACACCAGTACCCGGCCCTCATGCTGCGGGCCGAGGCTCGGCGTCGCGCCGGCAAGGAGCTGACCGAGCGCGATGAGCGCCGCTTGGCCTCCTGGAAGCGAATGCTCGACGAGGACAAGCTCGTCGTGCACTACGACGGGGAGACCGAGGACGGCTTCTTCTACGTGCCGCGCGAGGAGCGCGACAAGGATCTGATCCGCGAGCCGCAGGCCAAGACTGGCAATAAGGCCCGTGACTGAACGGTACACCGACTGTCGAATGTTCTCGAACGACTGTTCGTATCCACCCCCCGGCTGATCGAGCGGGGGGTTTCTCATTCTCAGGTCGCATACGCCCCTGACCTGCGGCTAGGTAAGTTAAGCGGACGGTAAACGTCCGGTGAACTTCACGTGTGGACGATCACATGGTTCGGATACCGGACGCACGTTGACACTGTGCGTGGTCACCACATAGAACAGTGACCAGCAAGTCTCATGTTTACATCGAGGGGGGGTCCAGCATGCCGCTGAAGGCGACGAGCGCTGAGCCCGAGACGCCGCCGTACGGCACGAAGTGCCTGTTCGTACGGGACGGCGAGGATGTGCGCAACGAGGGAGCGCTCTCCGATCTGTACGGGCTCGAAGGTCTCAAGAAGGCTCGACACATGATCAAGGAGGGGACCCTGCTCAGCGCTGTCAAGTTGAACCTACCGGCCGGTATATCCCTCGTCGGAGACCCCTCCGCCTGGGACTGTGCCCTGATTGTCGATCCGAAAACCCCGGCGGCCTCCATGCGGAAGGCCCTCGACCTGGTGAAGCTCATCGGACTGGAGCTGATCCCTGAAGAGGAGCACGAGCCCGAGCTGCTGGACGACGGAATGGTCCGCTTCTGGCTCGTCCCGTCCAACCCTGAAGACCCGTTCGCCGAAGAGATGGAGCCCACCGCTTGAAGATCGTCGACCTGACGCCGACGCCGACCGTGCCGCGAGACGGTTGGGATCGGCCGCTCGTCATACCGAAGCAGGGCGGCAAGCCCAGGGCGCTGACTCGTACGACGACGTTCATCGACTGCATCGAGGACAAGAGCGCACTGTCCGACTGGCACAAGCGCATGACCCTGGTGGGGACAGCCAGGCGGCCTGACTTGCTGGACGTGGTGAGGCAGCTCGACCCGGAGGACCAGGCCGACAAGCGCAGGCTCACAGCTCTGGCCGAGCAGGCGATCGACATCGCCGGGGCGAACACGAAGCGGGAGAAGGGTACGCACCTTCACACACTGTCGGAGTACGTAGACCGCGGTGAGCCTCTGCCCGCCGGCACCGCCGTGCGCGACCAGCTCGACATGGCCGCCTACATGGGGGCGACCGTCGAGTTCACCGTGAAGGCCGTGGAGAAGTTCGTCGTCGTCCCCGAGCTGGGTACAGGCGGCACGTTCGACCGGCTCTTGGAGTACGCCGGGCCCGGCCCGGACGGCGAGCACGTCGAGGGTCACTTCATCGGTGACCTGAAGACGGGCAGCGTCCAGTACGGCGCCCTCAAGATGGCGTCCCAGCTCGCGGTCTACAGCCGGGGCGAGTTCTACGACTACACCCGCTTCCCCGTCGACCCGGCGGACCGGAAGGCGTTCGCCGCGTGGAAGAAGCGTGAGGTGCCGGCGGAAGAGGCCGCCCAGGCGTACACGCCTCTGCCTGGCCACGTCTCCCAGAAGTGGGGCATCATCATCAACCTGCCTGCGGGCTCCGGGGAATGCACCCTGTACTGGGTCGACCTGGAGATCGGCTGGGCTGCGGCCAAGCTCGCCCGCGAGATCCGCGCGATGCGCAGCGTGAAGAACGCGATGCTTCCGTGGGTGTCCGGCCTCACAGGCCCGAAGGCCGCTTAACTGCGGTCCACGTGTTAAGTTTGTACCTAGAGAAAGAGGGAGTGAAGTGAACGCAGATCAGGCGGAACTCGTCACGTCTTACCCGGACGGGACGATCGGCGTCACCATCAAGTACGGCAAGGGTTACGAGGACACGTGGGCCGTGTTCCGTGGCTCCGTGAGGCAGGTCCGTCAACTGATCTGCGACTACTTCGGGTTTGAGTGTAAAGATGTAACCAGTCTCTCGCTGAGCGATCTCGTCGTCAACGCGACGAACCTCGCCCACGGCAAGGGCAACATCGCCTCGATCCTCGACGCCCGGATCATCCCGGACGCCGCTCCCGAGCAGCCCCCGGCGAACGACCCCTGGGCGGCGGCCACGGCCGCCAAGCCTGAGCCCAAGGCCGACAACCCGTCCGCCTGGATTCTCGGCGAGATCGAGAAGCAGGCGACCATCGCCGACCTGCAAAAGCTGTGGGCGGCGAACCAGGCGATGTTCTCCGACCCTGCCGTGATGGCCGCCTACAAGGCCCGAGGCAGGGCGCTGAAGACCGGATGAGGCCGATGGTCGTCGTCCTCGCCCTGGTCCTGGCGGTGTCCGTACTGGGCGTCGCCATCACACCGAGGCTCTCCGAGCCCACCCCCTACACCCGCACTGAAGGAGAAGAAACCGAGTGACCCTGAACTTCGTCGAGATCCCGACCGCTGGCGGCGGCTGGTTCAAGCCCGCTGATGTGAAGGACGCCGTGGCGTTCCTGATCGAGGTCAACTCGTACGAGGCCCAGCGCCCCACCCCGAACGGTCCGAAGGACTCGGCGCTGTGCGACATCACCGTCTTCAAGGACCGCGAGAGCCTGGAGAAGCTCGCCCCCGAGGTCAACAAGGGCACGCGGGTCGAGCAGACCCTTCTCGCCCGCGACCTGGAAAAGGTCGTCGGCAACGCCACGATCGTCAAGCTCGACCAGGTTCCGCCGAAGCGGCCGGGTGCACACCCCGCCTGGGTGTGGCGTCCCGTGAACGACGCCGCTGTCCGCCAGAAGGTCATCGAGTACGCCCAGGCCCGCGAGGCCGCCGTTCAGGCCGCCGTCGCCGAGGCCCCGTCCTTCGACTGATCTCCGCGAGGAGCTGGGGGCCGGTCGTAAGGCTGGCCCCCGTCCTCGGGTCTGGAGGACCCCGTGAACCGTCCCGACTGGGACTGCTGGGCGATGAGCATCGCCGACGCCGTGGCCACTCGTGCGGACTGCACGCGGGCCCAGGTCGGTGCAGTGCTTCTCTCCCGTACGAACCGCGTGCTCAGCGTCGGTTACAACGGCCTGCCGGCGGGACTGCCCGGATGCGCGACAGCCGCGAACTGTCCACGCGGTCGGCTCTCCGTCGAGGAGTGTGCCCGCGATTCGGACTACTCGAACTGCGCGGCCGTCCACGCCGAGGCCAACGCCATCCACCACGCCGACCCCGCCCAACTGCGGGGCTCGACCTTGTACGTCACCCGCAAGCCGTGCCCGGCCTGCCTGACCCTGATCCGTTCGGCGGGAATCCGCCGCGTCGTCCACAGAGAGGAGCCGCCGAGTGCTGACCCCCGCTAGGTCGCTGGCCCTGCATGCCGAGTCCGGCAAGGAGCTGCCGCGCGTCGAGGCGTTCGATGCGCTGTACGGCATGGGGTGCCGTCCGCGTCACGGCGAGGTCATCATGATCGCGGGCCGGTCGGGCACGCAGAAGTCCGGCTTCGCCCTGTACTGGGTGGCGCAGATGAACCTTCCCACCCTGTACTTCTCCGCCGACATGTCCGCCTTCACCGCGTCCTCGCGGCTCGCGTCGATGGCGACCGGCGACACCACAGAGATGGTCGAGGCGGGCATGGCGGCCGGAGGCCGTCACCGCGAGGAGTACCTCGCCTCGCTGGCTCCCTTGAACATCACCTTCTCCTTCGGCTCGCCGATCACCTGGAAGACGGTTGACGAGGAGCTGGAGGCGTACGTCGAGCTGTGGGACGCCTATCCGGCCGTGCTGGTCTTCGACAACCTCATGGACTTCGAGGGCGCCGAGTCGGACTACACCGAGCAGATGTCCGTGATGAGCGGCCTGACGGAGCTTGCCCGCGCGACCGGCGCGACCGTGATCGTCCTGCATCACGCGAGCGACAAGAGCTGGGAGGCGAAGTCGGACCCGTGGGCCCCGCCGTCCCGTGACCAGGTGAAGGGCGGTCTCAGCGAGAAGCCCGAGCTGTCCCTGTCGGTCGCCCTGGACCCCACCTCGCACGAGTACCGGGTCGCGGTGATCAAGCAACGCATGGGCCCCTGTGACCCCACGGCCAGGCGGTACGCGTCGATGCGCTGCCACCCCGAGGTGACCCGCTTCTCGAAGCTCGAACGGGTCGTCCCGATGGCCACTCCCTCTCAGCCCTGGTCGCCGACCGGCATCCTCAATCAGAAGGCGGTGTAAAGTTTGACCCCGACCACGACCGAGCGGAACCGCGCCAACCGGCGCAAGGGCGCCGCCTGGGAGACCGAACTCCTCGCGGGCCTGCGGTCTGTAGGAGAGGACGCCGAACGGCTGCGGCTGGCCGGTGCAGAGGACGAGGGCGACCTCGTAATCCGTGAAGGCGACGGCCTGTTCACGGTCATCGAGACGAAGAACGCCAAGCTCGAACCGGGCCCGTTCCTCGACGAGGCCGAGCGCGAGCGGCTCAACTTCGCCAAGCACAGGGGGATTCACCCCGATCAGGTGGAGTCGATCGTCGTCGTCAAGCGCCGAGGCAAGGGATGGCGCAAGGCGTTCGTCCTGACCACGGTCGAGGCGTACTTCGGGCTGGACGCCGAGTGAACGCGCTGACGTACGAGGAAGAGGCCGAGCGCGAGCGCCTGGTCCTGGAGCTGGGCCGGTTCGATCCGGAGACGGCTGCCGGCGCCGGACTCGACTCCCTCGGATACGACGACGACAAGGGGTGGTTCGTCGGAAGGCGGGCTGCATGAGGTTCAGCCGGATCGACAACGACCACCAGGGCGAGAGCGAGAAGCCGACCCTCGAAGCGGTCTTCGCTCACTACGAGATCGAGTTCGACGACCACCGCGCGAAGGGCATGACGCACTGCCCGTTCCACGAGGACGACACCCCGTCCTTCTCCTGGAACACCGACCGCCAGGTGTGGAAGTGCCACTCGTGCAACGAGGCCGGGGACTCCTACACGCTGATCATGAAGAAGGAGAAGACCGACTTTGTCGGAGCCAAGCGTTTTGCAGCCTCTCTCGCCTTCGCAACGCGAGATGTTGGAGGAGGCGACCGCGGCCTATCAGGCAGCTCTTACGCCGGGCGTCGCAAGGTACCTGCTCGATCGCGGGATCGGTCGGGACGAGGCAATTACGTACCGGCTTGGCGTCGTCGGTGACCAGCCCTTCCCCGGTCACGAGAAGTACCGGGGCATGCTCGCCATCCCGTACCTCGACCGCCACGGCAGTCCGCTGACGATCCGCTTCCGCTGCCTTGAGGAGCACGACCACCGGGCCAACTTCCACGGGAAGTACAACACGATCAAGGACGACCCGCCCCGCATGTACGGGATCGACTCGGTTCACCAGGCCGGGGACACGCTCGACGTGGCGGAGGGCGAACTCGACCGGATCATCCTGCGGAAGATCGGCCTTCACGCGGTCGCCATCCCCGGCGCCGCCCTCTGGCAGGGACGCCACAGGCGGATGCTTGCAGGCTTCAACCGCGTCCGCGTCTGGGGCGACCCGGACGACGCGGGCGCCGAGTTCACCGCCCGCATCTGCCGGGCCCTGCGGTCCGCGAAGGCCGTACGGCTGCGGGACGGCGACGTGACCGACACCTACATGCAGGGGGGCGCTCCCGCCCTGCTCGACCTGATCAAGGAGGACACCCAGTGACCGAGGCGACCACCGCCAAGAAGACCGCCGGCAAGCGGCCCGCGCGTGCGGCCGATCCCCTGGCCGCCATCCTGACGGAGGTCCGCAACCAGGCCCGGACGGTCGGCGACCTGCCCTCGAACCTCGTCGGCGGCCACCTCCCCTCGCGAGGGGCCGACAGCTACCGCATGCGGGCGGACGACTGGGAGGCGATCAACGAGGCCCGCGAAGACGCCGGGACGCTCGGCGTTGACGGGCTGGCCGTCCAGACCGCCTTCGCCGCCTTCGGTGGTCGCACCCTCGACGAGATCCGCAGCGGCCTCGTACGGCTGGCCTCGCTCGCCGTGGCGGCCATCAGCCAGATCGACAGGGGGCCAAAGTGAGCGATCCCCTGCCGGGCGAGCCGGGCCCGACCTTGAAGCGGCTGTACGAGGAGCTGGAGCCGGACGTACGCGAGACGGTCCTCGTCCGGCTGCTGGACGGCTCCTCAGCCGAGCGTCTGGCCCTGGTCCTGCGCAAGCACGGACACCGTGTCTCCGCTTCCACCATCCGCACCTACCGCCGTTCCCTTCGTGATGGAGTGTAAAGTTTGAACCAGTCCGAGCTGCTGAGCGACCTTCTCCGTACTCCGACGGCCCCGGCCGTACCCGGCCGCCCGGTCGACCCCGACAAGGACTTCACGCGGCAGATAGAGGTGTCGGGCGACGCGGCCGAGGTGACGGTACGGGGCCCGGAGGGGATCGACCCCGAGTCCACGGCGGCCGACGTGCTGCGCGCCCACCACCTCGACCCCGCCGAGTGGGAGATCACGGGCTTCCGGTCGAGCGAGTGGACGATGCCGAACGGTGAGCCGGGCGTCTCCGCCCGCTTCTCCTTCGGCCGCCGCAAGGTGCCGGCGATTCTCGTACGTCCCAATGTCGACGAGCTGCTTCGCGTCTTCGAGGAGCACACCCCGGCGCCCCGCTCGGCGGAGCCCGAGGACGGCGAGTGGACGTACGTAGTCGCCCTTGGGGACATGCAGTTCGGCAAGGTCGATGGGGACGGCTACGAAGGCACCCTGCACCGCGCGATGGACTGCATCGACAAGGCCGCCGACCTGCTGTCTCAGTACCGGTGGCGGTACAAGATCGAGCACGTCCACCTCGCCTGGCTCGGCGATCACATCGAAGGCTTCGTCTCACAGGGCGGCTCGAATGTGGCCCGGACCCAGCTCACCCTTACCGAGCAGATCCGGTTGACCCGTCGCCTCATGACGTACGCGATCCTCCGCCTGGCCCCGCTGGTCGCCCGGCTCACGGTCGTCGCGGTGCCAGGCAACCACGGTGAGGCCGTCCGTGTGCTCGGCAAGGGTGTGACCCGCTACGACGACAGCCACGACACCGACGCCCTGATCTCTGTCGGCGAGGCCCTGGCCCTGGCGGGCGAGGAGTACGCCCACGTGGAGGTGTACGTCCCCGACACAGACGAGCTGACGGTCGTCGTCGAGTGCTCGGGCACGGTCGTTGCCCACGCTCATGGCCACCAGTGGCGGCCCGGCAAGCACTTCGAGTGGTGGCGGGGCCAGGCGTTCGACAAGACGAGCGCGATGCACACCGCGGATCTGCTTCTCGCCGGTCACCTGCACCACGAGTTCATCGACACGGACGGGCCGAGGACGTTCATCCAGGTCCCCGCCATGGAGTCCGAGTCGACGTGGTGGCGGCACCTGAAGGGCACGCGCGGGGCGCCCGGACTGCTGGTCATGGTCACGAAGGACGGTGCTGTGCCGGTCAAGGAGGTGGTCAGGTGACCGGCTCACCGGCCGTCGACTGGCGAGTCCTCGACCTGCCCGAGGTCGTGGCCCTCGCGGGCCGGGCTGCCCGCCGCATCGCGGACGGCTACGAGGACACGCTGACGATGGAGTACGAGGACGCCCGGCAAGAGGCGCTCATCATCCTGGCGACGAAGCCGCAGATGGTTAACGAGTGCCTCGCGGACCCCGCGCTCGGGCTCGGCGTGCTGTATCACCGCCTGGTCCTCGATCTCGTCGACCGCGTGAAGACCGAAGCCAGGCGCCGCATCCGGCACACCTCCTACGAGGCGGCCTGCAATGCGGCCGAAAGGGGCCGCGTGTGAGCGGCTACGACCGGCGCCTCGTCGAGCACCTGCTCCCGGCTGTGTGGGACGTGGAAGCCGCCTACGGCATCCGCAACCCGCAGGCCCCGGACGCCGACATGCCGCGCGGGACCGTCGACAAGAAGGCCGCCGGCACCCTGTTCGCCCACCTCGCCGACATCCGGCGGGGCTGGGCGACCGCCCCTCTCTCCCTGGTCGAGAAGCGAGCGCTGTTCATGCACTTCGCCCTCGACTGGGACGACCGCCGGATCGCGGCCCGTGAGGCGGTCACCGACCGCGCCGTCCGCTACCGGCTCGAACGAGGTGTCGGCAAGCTCGCCGCCCACCTCAACGGCTCCGACTACATCGACAGCTACGACGACTTGGAGGACGCAGCTTGAGCGAGACCCCGCCCGAGGGGCCGGTGATCGTGGAGCCCCCGGCCGGTATGGGCCCGGAGGAATACGAGTTCTGGGACGACACGACCCTCACCTACTACGAGCGCCAGGACGACGGCACGGTCATCTCCCGGCCCTACAACGAGAACGAGGTCGCCCAGTACCAGGCCCGAGCCGCCCTCGACAGCCTTCAGCAGGAGGCCGCGACCGCGATCGGCTACCTGAGCGACCGGATCGACCTGAGCCTCGCCTTCCTGGCGCTCACGGAGCCGACCGCCGAGGAGACGGCAGCGCAGATCAAGGTTCTGTCCGACCTCGCCGCGTACAGCGCCGGAACCCTGAAGCGGGTCATCAAGGTTCTGTCCGTCCTGCTCAACCGGCCGGTCTGACCTTGGCCGAGCCGCTGACCATCACCACCCCCCAGAAGGAGAACCCCATCAACACCCCCGTCGTCCCGTTCGGCCCGACCGGTCAGACCGTCTACGAGCGCACCTACAGCCGGACCAAGGCAGACGGCACGCGCGAGACGTGGCCCGAGACGGTCCGCCGCGTGGCCGCCGGCAACCTGGCGCTCGTCTACGGCCCAGCCGAGGGCTGGAACGACGCCGTACGGGCCGAGCATGACGAGCTGGTCGCCCTCATGGACCGCTTCGCCGTCCTGCCCGCTGGCCGCCACCTGTGGGCGTCCGGCGTGAAGGGCAGGCAGTACCTCTTCAACTGCCACGTCTCGGGCTGGGGCGAGAAGCTCTCCCGCCACTTCGAGTTCAGCTTCATGCGGCTCATGGAAGGGGGCGGGGTCGGCGCCAACTACAGCTCCCGCTTCCTGGCCCCGTACGGCCTGCCCCGCCGGGCCCTGACCGTTCACGTGGTGTGCGACACCTCGCACCCGGACTACGAGGAGATGAAGGCCGCGGGTCTCCTCTCGACCGCCTATGACTCCGACTGGGCCGGTGCCTTCGAGGTCGAGGACTCCCGCGAGGGCTGGGCCGCCGCGATGGTCGACCTGATCGACACCTTCATGACCGACGACGAGGTGAAGCACAGCGACCGCGTGTACGACGTGTCGCGCGTACGCGGCAAGGGCGCCCGCCTGAAGACGTTCGGCGGCGTCGCCTCGGGCCCGGCTCCGTTCGGCCGCATGATGCAGGAGATCGGCCGTGTCATGTCCGACGCCTCCCGCCGCGACTCCTGCTTCTCCTACTGCTCGCGCGAGCTGTGCCACGACTGCACGAACCGCCGGCACCTGACGCCGATCGAGGCCATGGAGATCGACCACGCCATCGCCGAGTGCGTCGTCTCGGGCGGCAACCGGCGCTCGGCCCGCATGGCGATCTGCCACTGGGCGGACCCGTACATCGACGACTTCCTGTCCTGCAAGCTCGACCCCTCGAAGCACTGGACCACCAATGTGTCGGTCGAGATCGACCAGGACTTCATCGAGTACCTGTCCGGCGACCGGTTCGACGACTTCGGACCCGGCGGCACGGAGCTGGCCCGCAAGGTGCACCACAAGGTCGTCGAGGGCATGCTCGCGAACGGCGAACCCGGCTACTGGAACTCGACCTTCAGCAACGAGGGCGAGCCCAACCCGGTCGTAGCCACGAACCCGTGCGGCGAGATCGCGCTCATGCCGTGGGAGAACTGCAACCTCGGGCACATCAACCTCGACGCCTTCGTGGTCGACGGTCACGAGGCGTACGACGAGACCGGCCTGAAGCGGGCCCACGAGCTGATGACCCGCTTCCTGATCAGGGCCACGTACGGCGACGTGAACGACGCCGAGCAGGCCGAGCGCCTGGCCGCCAACCGGCGGATCGGCGTCGGTCACCTGGGGGTTCAGGGATTCCTCGCCAAGCAGGGCATCCGCTACAGCGAAGCGCCGGCACACACCCGCTTCCGGCTCCTGCTCGGCCGCCTGAAGCGCACGGTCCGGGAGGCCGCCCGTAGCTACGCGTTCGAGCTGCGGATACCCGAGCCGGTCAAGGTGACCACCGTGGCGCCGACCGGCACTGTGGCCAAGATGCCCGGCGTGACCGAGGGCATCCACCCCGTCTACGCCAGGACGTTCCTGCGGCGCGTCCGCTTCTCGCTCGCCGACCCGGCGCAGGCCGCGAAGGTCGAGGAGTTCAGGGCGGAGGGATACGCGGTCGAGCCGTGCGTCTACGACGCCTCCGGGAACACGGCCGTCGTCACCTTCCCCACGCTGGACAAGCTCGTCGAGGAGGTCGAGGCGCGCGGCTACCCGGCGGACCTGGTGGAGTCGGCCGACGAGCTGTCCCTCGGCCAGATGCTCGCCTTCCAGGCGATGTATCAGGCCGAGTACGCCGACAACGCGGTGAGCTTCACGGCGAACGTGCCCGAGGGCCTGGACGTGGACGAGACGGCGGACGTGATCGAGAAGTGGCTGCCCCACCTGAAGGGGACCACGATCATGGTCGACGGCACCCGACCGCAGGCTCCGTACGAGCGGATCACCCGCGAGCAGTTCGAGGCGTACGAGTCCTATCAGGTCGAGGACTCGACCGACGAGGAGTGCTCGAACGGGGCATGTCCGATCAGGTAACTCCCGTGTGTAGAAGCTGAGTTGGGCCCCTTTCGAGGGGCCCTTCTTGCGTTTCCGCAGGTAGAATGGCTACATGACGTTCAAGATGACCTGGGCTCTGGTTGCCGAGCATGCCGACGAGTGGACCGGAGATAGCTACCGCGAGGCGACCATGGTCCTGAAGGATCGGGTTGGGGCGGCGGTCTCCAAGAGCGGGATGAACGCGGAGGCCCAGGCCCACTTCCGCGAGACCTTCCTCAACCCGCTTCGCGAGAGCCTCTTCCGCGAGGGTTCCTCTGCGATCAATTCCGGTCAGCCCTGGAGTGCGGCGGCCGGTCCGCTGCTCGTCGCCCTGACCCCGGCCGCATAAGGTCAACTTCGGCACCCCTGGCAAGTTCCGGCAAGTTTCTCGACGCCTTATCCCCGCTTCGTGCAGGATCAGGCACACAGGGCGACACCGGCCTCACGAGGAGGGCATCATGGCACTGCGCATGCTCGGCAAGGACCCGAACAGCCCCAACGGCAACTCGCCCACCGTGTACTTGGACGAGGAGACGGACAGGTACCTCGTGCAGGGGTTCAAGGTCGTGGACGAGGAGCGACTCGCCCAACTCAACCTCCCTGCCCACGAAACGGTGGTGGACATCCCTCGGTACATGGCGAAGTTCTTCCTCGCCATCGACACGGACCCCGCCACTGCCATCCCCGACCCGGAGGAGAAGAAGGGTGCCGGCCCCAACGTTTGAGGAGCTGTTCCGCGACTGTCAAAGGACTGCCGTCCATCTGGAGTCGCGCGACGCCTACATGAAGTCGGACCCCGTCTTCATCGACTGGCAGGCCGGTCAGACGATCGACCCGGCGGAACGCTGGGGCTCCTGGCTCTCCATCGTCTCGGAGGCTGTGTCGCGAGGAGTCGAGGTGCGGCGGGCGCGAATCGTCTCGGTTCCCGTAAGCGAGTACATTCGCTTCGAGTACGACGTGACCGAGGGGTTGAATATCGCGGCCGGTGAAGACGTGCGTTGGCTCTCGCGGCGAAATGCTACGGGCCTGTCCCTGCCGGGAAATGACTTCTGGGTTTTCGACTCCAGTCTTGTGTACGTGAACCATTTCGACGGTGAGGGGGAGCCCACAGAGCCGGAACTCACGGATGACCCGGAGATCGTAAAGCACTGCGGAGCCGCATTCGAGGCCGTCTGGAGCGTTGCCACGCCCCACGCAGATTTCGAGCCATACTGAAACTTCACATAGGATCGCCACCGCAATATGGAACCGGCCTCTTCGAGCGTCCAGGAAGCCCGCAGGTCGCTTGGACGACGCCTTGGTGAAATCCGAAAGTCGGCCGGGCTCACTAAGAGAGCCCTGGCTCAAGGACTCGGATGGCACGAGTCGAAGGCATCGCGCTTCGAGAGCGGCACACGCGCGCCCTCGGAGCGCGATCTTCGTGCGTGGTGCCACGCATGCGGCGCGGACGATCAGGCCGAAGACCTGGTTTCGACAGCCCAGGGCATCGAAGGCATGTACGTCGAGTGGCGCGAGATGGAGCGCGACGGCCTCACCTATGCCCAGCGGTCCGCCCTGCCGCTCTGGGAGCGCACTCAGCGCTTCCGCTTCTACTCGCCGTGGCTGATTCCCGGCCCCGTACAGACAGCCTCGTACATCAAGGCGCTGCTGACTTCCATTCGCGATCACCGGGGCCTCGCCGACGACATCGACTCCGCGGTTGAAGTCCGCGTCGAGAAGCAGAAGATCGTCTACCGGAATCACCAGTTCTCCATCCTGCTGGAAGAAGACGCCCTCTACCATCGCGTCGGCGGGCCGGCGGTCCTGGCCGGACAGCTCGGGTACCTGCTCACAGTCATGGCTCTGCCCACAGTGAGTATCGGAATCATCCCGCGAGATATCGAGCGGCCTTTCATGCCCGTCGAGGGGTTCTTCCTCTTCGACGATCACACTGTGAACGTCGAACTGGTTTCCGCCCATCTGACTGTCGTGCAAAGGCATGAGGTCGCCATGTACGCCGATACCTTCACGGCGCTGGCTAATCTCTCCGTCACCGGGCACGACGCACGCGACATCATCACCAGGGCCATCAATTCACTCGACTGAGTCTGGCAAGTATGGGCACACTCCTGGAGTTCTGCTCGCTGCCCCTCCTACCGTTATGCGCACGGTTCCAAAACGTGCCTGGGAGGGACGTGATGGCATTGGCAAGTCCGGGCAAGTCGGAGGTACTTGCGGACGAATTCGAGGACGACGGTATCCCCATTAGCGTGGCGGAAGCGTCCTCGCTGAGCGAAACCGTTCTCGCGTTCCGCCTGGGCACGACGACTCGCAAGCAGTTGGACCGCTACTTGCCGCGACTTGCCAGCGAGTTGAGCGGTCTCCTCAACACGGACTTGGGTGCCCAGGAGGACGACGACGTACGGCGAATCGTCCGCGAGGCGAGAAGGCTGATTGAACTCCCGAACCGGCCGACCAGCGAGACGCCGACGTTCGGAACCTTCATCTACCTCCGAGATGTCGCCACCCAGTTGCGCCGGCTGCTGTGGATCTACACCGAGCGGAACGATCTGGAGGCGCCGTGA